TCGGGATCAAACTTAAATGTACTAGTTGACATTATGGCATATAATGCGTATAATAATATGCAATACTATAATATGACACTAGGAGAAACATTCCTTGATTCAGCGCAGTTAAAGAATAGTATTGTATCTCACGCAAAAGAATTAAATTATTTACCACGTTCAAGACGTTCAGCAGGGGCGTTATGTAAACTACGTATTACTAGTTCTTCAAATGCAGGTTCATTTACTATACCTCGTGGGACTCCCTTCTTAGGTAGATGTGGTAATGCATCATATACATTCATTACAAATAAAACATATATTGCTGCAAAGGTTGCCCCTAATATATTCGAAGTAGACGATGTTGCTATATTCGAAGGTCGTACAATTAACGAAGTATTAGATGTAAACAATACCACATTATCTAATTCGTTTATTGATACACGCAGTATTCGTTTATTCGTAAATGGACAAGAGTTTAGATTTACATCTGGTGTGTTTGGCGTAACTGAAAATGATAAAGTATATTACTTACAACCAGAATTGAATGATAAGTATTCGATACAATTTGGACAAACTGTATTTGGGTATCAACCAACTGCTTCAGATGTATTAGAAGTTCAATATCGTATTTCAAGTGGGACTCAAGCGAATGGCATTAAGGCGTTTAACACGAGTTCTTTACCTGGCGCATCGTCTGTTACTATTACGCCAACCTCGTCCTCTGTCGGAGGCGCAGAAGCGGAATCAGTTGAAAGCGTGAAATCGTTTGCCCCGAAAGCGTTTCAGGTTCAGAATCGTGCGGTGACCGCTAAGGATTACGAAGTTTTGCTTAAGACGCAGTTTCCCGAAATAGAAAATATCTCGGTGTTTGGTGGTGACGAAGTATCCCCTCCTCCGTTCGGTCGTGTAATTATCGCTGTTGATGTACAAGGTCGTGATGGTGCTGCTGCAACTGAACTAGCATTATATAAAGATTACATTCAAACAAAAAGTCCTTTGACCATCGAACCTGTTTTCCAAGACGCACAATTCATGTACGGCAAAACAACTATCGATGTTGCATATAATCGTAATAACATAATGACATCGCTTGCTGGATTAAAGACGATGATTTCAGCGCAACTAGAGGCATACAATACAATCAATCTAAATAGGTTCGGAGTAACAATGTCATTATCGGATCTTGCGTATGATTTGTCAACCGTTAATCCTGCAATTGAATCAATCTCGATTGCGTGTGAACCTACTATTGATTATCAACCCGCTGTCAATAAGATAGAAAGTCCTACATTCGCATTTAATCAGCAGTTAATTAAACCATACCCATATAACGATACACAAGGTTCAATTGATTATAAACCATGTTTGACATCATCTAAGTTTACTATCAATAATACGACTGTATCATTACAAGATAATGGTAGGGGTGTTGTTCAAGCGATTGTGGCAAATGACTCTTTACGATCTATTGCAAAAACTGATCTTGGTACTATCAATTATGATACTGGTGTCATCATCTTAAAAGATTTGCTTATATCAGGGTTCGAGGGAGATGCAATTAAGATCAGTGTCAAGACAAAGAATCGTGACTTCACGGCACCTAAGGATCGTATCTTCAAATTACGTACAGTCGATACGACAATTAATACAAGGCCAGTATAATGCAATATCGACCCAAGACAGTATCGCCTAGTATAGAAACGCAGTTTCCTGGTTTCTATCGTGACGATGCCCCTGAGTTTATTGATTTCGTAAAATCATATTATGACTTTCTTGACGGGTCGAATGAAAGGAACTTTGCTAAACTACGTGACATTGATACGACACTAGAAAGGTTTCTGATATACTATAAAGAAAAATATTTAAAAGATTTAATACTTCCTGAAACAGCAGACATACCATTCATCGTAAAAAACATTGGTGATCTTTATTTAAGTAAAGGTACACCAGAGGCACTTGAGTTATTATTCAAGATGTTCTATAAGGTAGAGGTTGAACATTATCATCCGGCGTCCTCTATTTTAACTTTGTCAGATTCTAAGTGGTCGTTTGGAACATTCCTCGAACTCATACCTGTTACTGATACTAGCAATTATCATCTACAGAAAGGTGATGTGATTGAAGGTGATACTTCGAAGGCAAAAGCATTTGTTGATGAAATCGTGTTCTATAATATTGACGGATTAATTGTTCCTGTAGCGTTTATATCAAATGTTTACAGACAGTTTACTTCAGATGACGGATTGAAAGTTACACGTAACGGACAAGTTACATTCCCAGGCAAATTAATCTATGGTTCTATTACGTCAGCACAAGTAACAAATGATACTTCTACGCCAGATAATAAAGTCGGCGATCCTGTTAAATTTGTTAGTGATTTAGACGGCGTTGAAGGAGAAGGAATCGTAACCGGAATCGATGCTGCTCCGACAGGTGTTGTTGAATGGCAATTGATTGATGGTGGGTGGGGATATGATGTACCTGAAGGAATCGTACCTGACGAGAATAATCAATATAATATACCAGTAGATTTTCCTACAGGAAATGCTGACAACATAATACGAAAGTCAACTCAAGTATTAGTATTAGATGGACCTGAATTATTTGATGCAGATGGAGTAACACCTCTGATACAACCTTTAGATACATTGCAAACACCTGGTGCGGGGAATGACGTAGTAGGTAAAGCAAATAATGGATCAGGTAATTATGACGTTGATACTACTATTCAAAACATTAAGTTTTTAGGTACAGGGACTGTCATTGCATATGAACATCCTAATATTTTTGTAGAAGCGGTTGCCGAGAACGATGCCGCTCTTGCAAGTTCAGCGTTTGTTTGTCTTGATACAAATCAAACTGATGGCGATGGCAATACGATTAATACGAAAACAACAATACCAACTTCTTTAGATTTATTCGAATCAAGAGATTTAGACATCAGAACAATCACAACAAGTGTTACATTATCAAGATCAGGTACAACCTTTTCCGGGGGAAATCCTGTACTTAACACAGTAAGTGCAATGACAAGATTTAATGACACTGCAGATTTTTCAATTGGTGCATATTCTGAAGTAGAAGATGTAAGAATTATATCTACATTGATTAGCGACTACGTAAATGTATCGCCTGATTCAACAAACGTAAATTCCGGGTTAGCATGGACAGCAACACGAATTGTTGACGGGTTAGGTATCACAGATCAAAAATTTGGATCGATTAAAGAATTGCTTGTAACAAGTGCGGGTGCTGATTACAAGAATAATACAAGAACAATTGTAAAACATCCTTTGATGCTCAAATTCAAAAAAGGTGTATTGGGATTAAGGTTTGATAAATCAAATATACGTATCACGGCAGGTGATATAATGACACAAACTATTCGTGTTAAGGATTTGTCTAATGCATCAATTAACAATGCTGGCGGATTGTTAGATAAAATAATTACAGTAAAGGGTGAATTTATCGATAGTGTTGATAATACGTTCTTTTTTAAACCATTATCGTTTAATCCTTTTAGAGTTTATAACGATAGTGATCCTACGTATGCTTCAACAATATCGTTTAGAGGCGAAACATTAAAAATTCAAGCAGTAACAACTAGCGATAATTATCTTTTCATGGGTGAAAATGCTAGTATCGAAGGTCAAGCAAGATCTGTTACTGGTAGGATTGTATCTGTTGATGTTTCTAAATCAGGATTTAGGTATAGGACAGGCGAAACTGTAAACCTAGTCAATAATAAAGAACCGACTACATTGATACCTAATCCTAAATATCAACAACTTGTAGGAAGAGCAAAACTTGATGTCGGGGGTATAGGCAGAACAGAAGGGTCTTGGAAAACGACAAAATCACACTTATCGGATAATGGTAGGTATATTCGTGACAATGATTATTATCAAGAGTATTCATATGAAATATCTTCTATATTAGATCCATCAGTGTATGAAAAAACAGTTAAAGATACTGTCCATGTTGCAGGAACAAAGATGTTTGGTGCGCCACTCATATCAACAATCGATGATGTGCAACCACAAATTGATAGCAGTATCGTAGCGGTAGAAACTTCACAGGCGCTCGTGATAACAGAATCAGGTAGTGGAAGTGCTGCATTATTAATTGAACAAGGCGGCGGAACAGAAGATGAGAATACACCTGAACCTGAATCATATGAAGGTCTGACTAATGCATTAATTGTTCCGGGTGGGTACGTCACAGGTCAATCATACTATATCGTAAAATTTGAAAATGATGGTGCAGGATGGAACGATCTTGCAGGCACAACCGCACAAACATATCAAGCAGGGTCATTAATTACAGCAACAAATAATGGGTCTAGTTTGAGTTCAGCAACTAGAGGCATATCGGCACAACTTGTTACATTGTTTGAATCGAATGAAGTGACAACAGTTGCGTTTGATGACACAGGTACATAAATAAAAACAAATACTAGGAAATATTTTAAATGGCAAAGGTTGTAACTGAAAATTTTAGATTGGAATCTGCGAATGAATTTTTTGATTCGTTCCAACAAAGCACGGGAAATTGTTACTACATCATGGGATCTTCTATTGTCAATGAAACGACAGCACCCAAAGACGATACAATCACAAATACTCAGAAATCGAAACGTGATTTCCAAAATAGAGTTGTATTTGGAAATAAAATAGATTCGGATAATGTCAGGTACATGTTTGACATTAAACCTTGGGCGGAAGGTGTCGTATATGATGCTTACGATGACACTCAAGATATGAGCAATAAAAACTTTTATGTTACTGTATTAACTGGTGATTTAAACTCTGCTAATTACAATGTATTTAAATGCATTCGTAATAATAGCGGTGCCGTATCGACAACTGCTCCAACAGTTACACAATCCGATGCACAATTCGAAACAATATCTGGTGACGGGTATGTGTGGAAATATATGTTTGATATTGTTGCATCAGAATATATACTTTTTGGGACAAGCAAATATCTTCCTTGGTTAAGAAATGCATCGGTTATTAATGCTGCTAAGGATGGGGTATCAGATATTATTATCGAGAATGTTGATACTGGTGCGTTTAGTGATTATTTATTTGGCGATGTGACAACAAATTCACTAACGCCAACTAATGGTGTAATTAATTCTGTCGCACGAGACACAAATTATGACGATGATCCTGTGTTCACTTTACAGGTCACATCGACACAAGACGTTAAAACAACTGACAATGCATATCAAGGAATGTATATATTGATAGACGGAAAACCGTATGATATTATCAATAGTGGTTATGACACTGTTTCTGCACAAAGTAATAAAGCATTAATATACATTAAAACATCAGCTGATATTCAAGGTGATGTGGGTCAAAGTTCTACTTGTCAAATCGTTCCTAAAATTATTATTTCTCCGCCAACAAGATCCGGCGGCGAACAAGCAGTTGCATATGCAATTTTAGATTATCAAGGCACGATAAAGAGTATTAATTTTGTGACTAAAGGTTCCAAATACGATTCTGTTACTGCCTCGGTATCCACGCCTCCAGCGTTTGATGAACAAGTAAAGGGAGCTCACGTAAGAGCGATTTCTTCACCTAAAGGTGGTCACGGTTCTAATGCACCTCATGAGTTGTTTATGAGTCGTATTGCAACAGTATCAACCTTTTACTCTGATGCAAATAGCGAAATACCTGCAACAAACGTATATTCAAAAGTTGGGTTAATCAAAAACCCGACCTTTAAAACATTTGCAACTAATGAAGTTACTCCTGGTGTGCAATATAAAGTATTGAATTTGGGTGCAGGCACATCTGCACAATGGAATATAATTGGCGGAACAACTGGGCAAGATTATGAAATAGGAACCACATTTACTGCTGACTCTCCATCAATTTCTGTTGCTGGTGGATTAGTTGAAATGTTGCCCATTACTTTTGACAACAGAGTAAAAATAAATATCACAGGAACAATACCTGTTACTGATTTAGCTGCAGGGTTTATTGTCACTCAGGTTATTGATTCGACACAAACTGTTACTGGAATTGTGCATGAAGTAACTTACGGCGATAACACGACACAGATTTATCTTGTTGATGTTGACGGCAATCATAATGTAAAATTCAAAGGATCTGAAACAGTAGTAAATCCTCCTGTTCTTACTGTCACGCCAACATTAAATTCAGCAAATCCTATAACTATAACATCTGCGAACATAAATACAGTTGTACAAAATAAATATCAGGCTTATTCAGGCGAGTTGATGCACTTTGTTGATTTTGATCCTATCACGAGGACTGAAGCAACGAAAGAAAAAGTCAAACTGATCTTCGATTTTTAAGGGAACGAGAAATTAAATGGGTATTAATACTAACTTAAACACTGCTCCATATCATGACGATTTTGATGAAACTAAACAGTTCATTCGTGTTCTGTTTAAACCTGCACGAGCAGTTCAGGCACGAGAGCTAACACAACTTCAATCAATCCTGCAAAACCAAATAGAAAGATTTGGTAATAATATATTCCAGGAAGGAACAATCATTGAGGGTGTGAACCCTACCGTTGATAAAGAAGTTAACTTCGTTAAAATTAAAGATCAATCAGGTACTTCGCTTGATGATATGACTGCATTTGCATCAACTGATGACATATCATTTTTCATTACTGGTGAAACATCTCGACTAAAAGCAAAGATCATTGCAGGTGCAAATGGTTTCGAAACTGAAGCGCCTAATCTTAAGACATTCTTTTTAAAGTATTTGAATACGTCACAAAGCGGCTTAGCAGATGTTAAACAATTTATTAGTGGTGAAGTTTTAACGATTTCTAAAAAAGCATCTGCTGATACAGTCGAATCAGACGTTGTTACAGTTACTGCTGTTACAGACACTGCAACAACAGGTGATCCCACACATGTCGGTTCATCTCTAGCTGTTCGTGTATCAGATGGTGTTATATATCAACACGGGCATTTTAATTATGTTGCTCCTCAACTGATCATAGCATCTAAGTATGATATTACACCTTTCGATATCTCAATAGGATTTAATATTGTCGAAAGTGTTATCGATTCTTCATTGGATTCATCTCTACTTGACAATGCTCAAGGGTTTAACAATCAAAACGCCCCTGGCGCAGATAGATTAAAACTTGAACCGAAACTCGCAGTATATAATACATCCGAACGACCCGAAGACTTTTTCGCATTGTTAAGAATTGAACGTGGCGAAACAGTTTTTGTTCGTGGTGATACTCAATTTAATTCTATCAAAAAAGAATTAGCAAAAAGAACTGACGATGAGTCAGGCAGCTATGTTGTTAATGGATTAGACGTTACTACTGAAAAAGACGCAGACGGCAATTTTTATTGTGTTGTTGATGCAGGTAAAGCATATGCATTTGGATATGAGATAAACAACATTGGTAAAACTCGTGTAAAAATTGAATCTGCAGAAACGACCAATACGAAAGCACAACAATCTACAGGTGTTGATTATGGAAGTTTCTTTGAAATAGCAGTTAACGATAATTCAATTGCAACTACAATTCAACCTTTTGATTTCACACAAAGATATAAACTATATGTCAACGGTAGCGCAACATCAGCATCAAATCCGGAAATAGGTGAATGCAGTATTCGAAATATTCGGGCAATGGGCAACGGCAAATTAAAAGTTTATGTATATGGCGTCACAAAGTATGATGCTTATAAAGCAATGCAAATCGGTGCTATCAGCCTTGGTGGAGCATCCGTAAAAACACAGGTGTTGGGAACAACTCAAGTTGCAAGAGCAAACGAAGGTATAGCAATTTTTGATACTGGTAGATCTGGAATGAAAGCCGTATCAGATGTCAAGTTCATTAGACGAGCAAGATATTATAGAGATGCTGACACATCCACAAATAGTGTAACTGTCCCTGCTACTAGTAGTACTGGTGGGTTTACTTCTGTTCCCGTGACAGGTCAAACATTTGCTGTAAACGCTAGTAATCAATATGTTTTCCCTAGTGGCGAAAGTATCTCTAACGGAAACCTTGTTTTAACCTTTGGTTCTCAAACTAATATCGATTACGTTTATTACGATGAAGAAGTTTCAGGTATACACCCAGATCAGTTACGTTTAGAAGAGAACAAATGGGTTACAGGTGCTTATAATTCTAACGGAACTGTTTGGTTAGGCGTAGCAAATGTTGTTAGGTTACACAAGGTTTTAGATTCAGATAATGTAGATGTTACAAATAGATTCGTCTTGCAGAATAACCAGAAGGATGGATATTTTGGTGTGTCATACATGCAAAAGAAAGACGGCGAAATAGCGCCAACAGGTAATCTAAAAATACAATTATCATATTTGCGAAGAACTGTTGTAGGCGGATATATTTCTCCGAATAGTTATGATACAGTTACAAATGTTGCTGATTATATAAGTTCATATACAGGTCGAAATGGTCAAACGTATAACCCATTGAATTGTTTTGATTTCAGGCCTTACGCTGATGGCGGCGCAACACCGTCAGCAAGTTCTGCAAATCCGCCAACAACGGACATTCAAACAAACGGGACACTGATACTGAATGAATCACAGGTTATTGCAGTATCGCCAGGAACACGTATCTTGTCATCTCAAGAATACTATATGGGTAGGATTGATAAGCTTGCGATTGATAAGTCACAGACATTTGTTCTCGTAAAGGGTCAACCTGCCGATAACCCACAAAAAGTTGTCAATAGCAGTGTGTTCGGTCTTGCAGATGTTTATATCCCAGGTAAGGACGCATCTAAATCAGCGGCCAATCCTATTCGTGTTGAGAGAAATACTGTTAAGAATTACACGATGAAAGACATTGAACGCATTGAAAAGAGAGTAGATAAGGCATACGATATACTTGCTGTTTCTATGCTTGAGCAACAGACAAATGATTTATTCATTCCTGATGCATCAGGAAATAACAGATTCAAAAACGGAATCTTGGTTGATCAATTCCGTAACTTAAAAGTTGCTGATTTGGCTGATAGTGCATTCAACGCTTCTATTGATAAGGGAGCAACTGTTTTAACACCTAAAGTGCATCAGTTCCCTGTTGATCTTAAAGTTGATTCAGGTTCGTCAAATAATATAACATCGTTTGATGATGTGACAACATTGCGACAAGCAGCACAAAAAGAAGAATTATTAGCACAAGAATATGCAACGACATTCAGAAACTTAGCGTCTAACTTCTACAAATACAAGGGTAACGTATCGATGTTCCCAAGATTTGATGCTGAGTATGATGTAACAGAAAATCCTGATGTAACAATCAATATCGATCTAGAATCACCTTTAACTGATCTTGTTGATAATATTCAAGAGTTTGTTCCATTAACAACTACAACACAAACAAACTCTCAAACAAGCAGTGCAATGGAAGGAAACTTCCGTGTAACAACTACTACTGATACATTCAGAACTGATACATTGCAAATGAATGCGTTTAGTACGCAACAAGATTTGGGTTCGTATCTTACTGACTTCACAATGAAACCTTATATGAATTCTAAGGTTATAAAAGTTGCCGTTGGCGGATTGCGACCAAATACTAGACATTATTTCTATTTCGATGATGTTCCTGTTTCTGTTCATGTTGCACCTGGCGGTGTATATGAAAATGATTTGACCACAAGAAGTATAAAGGCAACAGATGTATTTTCCGTTGGTGATCGTGGCGATGCTGTTACTTCGGACGAATACGGCAGATTATTTGCCGTGTTCCAACTGCCACCAAGAACATTCTTTGTCGGTGATGCTGATCTAATTATTTCTGACTCTGATCAATTTGGTAGTATTGAATCCGCAGGTACTTCTATTGCGAAAGAGACATACAGAGCATATAGTTTTGCTATGAACACAACAAGCATCGGTAGCGATGTTAGATCGCTTGATTTTGATGTAGGTTCATCAACATTCACAACAGATCGTGAAGTGCGAGAATTTGTTCCGCCACCGCCACCGCCGCCTGCTCCGGCACCTGCTCCTCAAACACCGATCAGGAGATTTTTCCCGTGGACACGTAGATGGTGGTTCAATGATGATCCATTAGCGCAAACATTTAGCATTCAACCTGCACAAGCAGAATATGCTTCGTTTGTATTCATCGATGAACTTGATCTATGGTTTAAGAAGAAATCACCTGCTGACAGACGTAATGGTGTCGTTGTTCAATTAAGAGAAGTTGAGAACGGATATCCTACTGCAAAAGTTTTACAATTCGGTGAAAAGCATGTCGACTGGAGTCAAATTACAACTTCAGATGATGCGTCTACGGCAACTAAGGTATTATTTGATAATCCGGTAAAACTTGAAGTGGGTAAAGAATACGCTATTGTTATCGAACCAGATGCAACAGATCCTGATTACTTTATCTATACTGCTAAAGTTGGTGAAAACAGTATCACTGATGAAAGTGTGCAAATATCATCTGACTGGGGTTCAGGTATGTTGTTCACATCAACAAATAACAAAGCGTGGCAATCATATCAAAACGAAGACATTAAGTTTACTTTGTATAAATCAGTTTTCTCTACAACCGGTGGGCATGTTGATCTTGTACCGAATGATATGGAATTTATTAATATCGTAAATGCAACTGCAGGCACTTCAACAAATGAATTCTTTAGGAACGATGAATATGCGTATGCGCTTGAAGGATCTACTAATTCAGGGACATTGTATTTTTCTGCTCCGTCAAATCCTGACTATGTTAATAAGATTGTTGTTGCTACAAGTGATGCAACGATACTTAGTTTCTCAGAAGGTGATATGATACAGATTTCATTTGCAACAGGAAGCGTTTATCGACACGTATCCGTAATCACCGACATATCTGATAATGCTAACGGATCGGGGCAAGTTGTCACGTTAAGGGAAGCGCCTGTTAGAGGTACAATCACAGATGACTCTGTTGTTGTTGATATTAAATTAGCAATCGGCGGCAAGGTATCATACTTTAATGATAAACAAAGAACAACAATACATATTAAAGAAAGTACAACAACTGCAACAAATCTGTTTTCTGCAAATCAGCAACTCATCGGATCAATTTCTGGTGCGACTGCAGATGTAACTAGTGTATTCAATGCACCTGTATCATATATGCAACCATTTGTTATGCAACAGAATACTTTGCGAACATCTACAGAATTAGGACTGTTCAAAGGACCTGTTCCTGCTGATGCTGATGCTGATACAGAAATTGGGCAAGGTATTGGTCTACATTCAACAACTTATCTAACCGCTGAACAAAGATTTATTCCTTCAAGACAAAATCTATTAACCGAAGATACAACTGGTGATGTTGATCGATTTAGATTAAGATTAGATCTTAACAACGGCGGGTATCGATTTGTTACTCCTGTAATTGATAATGCTCTGTCAACAATACAAGCATACAACTATACAATTGATGATTTAGAATCTAATACATCTAAATACGTATCAAAACAAATTGTATTAGATCCTGGCGTTCCTGCACATGGGTTAAAGGTATTGTTATCAGCATTCAGACCTACAGGGACAGTAATTGACGTTCAAGCGAGATTCTTGTATCCTAATAATCCTGACAATTACTCTGATTGGGAGTCATTAGTGAATGCCTCGACTGATATGTTCTCATCGTCAGCTAACACATCTGATTATCGTGAATTTGAATATACATTAACGGAAGGTGATACAACAGATAGCAGTGGGTTACCTTTTGAGTTCTTTGATGCCTTCCAGATTAAAATTGTATTGAAACACTCTGGGTCATCATCAGGCACAAATCTGTTCCCACATGTGTATGATTACCGAGCGATAGCGTTGACATAATGAAATCACTTAATCTTACAAGAACAGATTCCCAGGCTCTAGTCAATACAGACAATGTGCAATATAATGCTGCACGGATTAGAATGCAAAAGGAAACAGACCACCGCCAACTAATACAGAAAGTTGAAAGGCTTGAATTGTGCGTTGAAAATTTAAAACTTAGAATAGAAGAGATAGAAAAAAATGGCGATTAATTCTTTTACAACTAACATAACAGCTGATCAAACATTTCAAGATTGGCTGAATAGGACAAATTCTATTGGAGCATCTCTGTCGAATGTTGTTACGATGGGCGGCGCTGATCAAAACAATAATAGTTCAATTTATGTTGATCAATTTTTAGAAACTGAAGATAGGGTTAAAACTAATTTAATTGAACCGCACTCAGGAACTGATATTGTTGTCGATGCATTATTCACAACAAAGACACAAACGATTCGTGTTCCAAAAGCAGGTGACAATTCAAGTTTACAGTTTCAATATTTTGAGGATCAAGGTGATAGTGATGCAGGTAACGATGTGTATGTGGATACATGGCGCATGGGCCCACACGAATCAACACATACTAAATTTCAAATAATTGGTCGTAATGCTGTTAATAGCCAACCTGAAACCGAACTTACAATTGCACAACCATCAGGTCCTTTAGGTACAGGAACAAAAGGTATAGTATCGGGCACTAATATAGAGATAAGTAACACAATTTTGCCAGATGATATTGCTGCGGCTACAGCCACCGCTTGGGCAAACACACGAACAATTACATTTGGGACGGTAGATGATGTTGCATCAGATGTTATAGGGACATTTTCTATCAATGGTTCTGCTGATGTAACAGCACGATTGTCATTGGGTGCAGGAGTTGGAGGCGATACAACTGAAGTATTTTTGGGTGGAGGTCTTATAGGCACAGTAGCGACTGGTGATAACACCGTTATTGCGGCCTCTGATGGATTCACAACAATTAATAGCACTAATGTTATAGATCACTATACTCCTGCGACTGTAGCATCAGATACTTCATCGGGTCAAGCAGTTACTAATTTAACATTTGATTCGTATGGCCACGTAACCGCAGCAAGTTCGATTGACTTAGGCGGATTTGTTTTGTCAAATCCATCTTCTAATGCACAAAGGTCAACGATTTCAGGTAACGGCCTTAAAGTCGGTGATGATATTAAGTTATCATTCGGTCGAAGTAATGTAGCAGCAGCCGGAGAGCATTTATCTGGCGAATCATATATTATGTACGACAAAGGCCAAAATGCTGCTGATGACAACTTCAATATAATTGCAACATGCCCAGATCTGATTTTAAAATCAAAAAATAGAGTTGTAATTGGTGATAATGCAACTGGCGATACGGTTAAGTTTGAATTTGAAACGACAACTGGAAATTTAATTTGTCAAGGTGATATTACTGCATTTGGCACTGCATCTGATGAATCATTAAAAGAAAATATTGAACCTATACAGAATGCTCTCGATAAAGTAAGTTCTATTTCAGGTTACACGTTTAATTATATTGATTCACCTGAAAAGGGTCGAGTTCCTGGCGTGATTGCTCAGGAGTTAGAGCAAGTGTTACCTGAAGCAGTTTATGAAACAAATGATGGCAAAAAAGCAGTTAGGTATGACAACACTATTGCACTACTTATTGAGGCAATTAAAGAACTGCAACAACAAGTGCAAGATTTAAAAAATAACAAATAAGGTTATTACAAATGACCATTAAGTCATATATAGATTCAGACGGAAATGCTGCAACCTTTGATCCGACCTCATCTTTAAAGATGTCTGAGATCAAAGCAGAATTTACAGGCGATTCCAACCCTTCTTTAGGCGAGTATTTTCGTGGCGGCAGCCGTGTAAAAGTCGGTCGATATGAATTAGATTATGAAGACACTTGGTATGAAGGCAATTTGGGAACAAACACTGCGAACTGGGCAAGAGTTCGTTCAGTGACAACTGCAAATCATTTAGAAGTCCTTTATAATGAATCAGATTTAGGTTCTAAGATCAGTACTGCAACTGAATTTGAAGTATCTCCAGGCGGATCTTTCGTACACAACGGATGGGTATATGAGGTTGACTCTGTTGTTATCACAACATCAGGCGGAGCATCTTATTATAGAATACGTAGACGCAGAGATACTAACATTTATATTCCTGATAAATCTGATGCGAACGGAATATCATTTTCTGATTTCTACGGCGCAAAAAAAGTTGATGGGTCCGGCAATTTAACAGTAAGAGAACGATATTCTATTTTTGAGCTCGAATATAAAGACAAAGAATATGAAAATTTTGACGTTATTCGAGCAATAAGTAATAATGCAGACTTTAAAGCGATTACCGGAGATGTCGGTGCTGTTAGTATAAAATTCATCAATGTCACTTTCTGGTCAATTGATACGGCTGTAGCAGCATTTACACTAAATTCCAATTACTCTGCTCGATCTGAATGGCAAACTATTGAAATGAATTTTCAATTTATCGGATGCAATTTCCATGGCGCTGGAGGAGATGGCGGAACAGTAACAGATACTGCTTATTCACCCGCCTCCCGCAGAGGCGGTGATGGTGGGCATGCTATATACATAGATCATCCGTTCGAGTATTGTGCAATAGATTTTAGAGAAGCCGTAGACGGCGATAATCTTTCGAGCAATAAACAGAAAGAAAATCAAATTGGCGGCGGCGGCGGAGGCGGAGGTGCTGGGCTTTTCTCCTCTGGTTCCGGCAACCAGCTTGTCAGAATGGGTTGTGGCGGCGGAGGCGGTGCTGGACATGGACGTGGAGGCGGTTCTTTATGGGATGTTAAAGGATCTACACACAACATACCCGCTAATGCTAAAATCGAAAGCATAAATGCTAAGCCTTCTGGAAGAGAAAAGGCACTATGGTATCAAACAGATTCATTTAAGTATGATGCGTATAATGACAGGTCTGATTATCAAGACGTACAAATTTTCACTAACGTATTATCCCTTAGTGGCGGTTGCGGCGGCGGATGGATTACCGACTATGACGTGGGAGGAGATAGAGAATTCAGTCAGGATTCACAAGGTAAGAGTCCGTATCGAACTAATCATCAACATGTTTTAGGTGAACAAGATCGTGGAAATGACAGTTCTTGTTTCACTTGTTGGAAAAGTGTTACTGAGCTATCTGAAAGTTATACAACTGTCACAATTAAAGGTAATATAATATACAACCAAGGCCGTTGGACGAAATACACAGTTACCTCTTCTGATGGGCGTATTACTGCTTCATCACTGCAAGATTACGGCAGTTATGCCACGGGTGGCACCGGTGGTAGCGCCGGCCGATATTCAAGGCATCATGGCGTTAGGTGGACGGAAAAAGCAATACCTGGATTTTTTAATACAGAACAATCTGCCTTTTCCTTGGCATATGTGCAAAGTGGTGCACCAGGCGGGAACAGCTTCAGTACTCAAAGTTGGGTTAAGGGTATTCAAACATTTTTTAGCACTGCTACCTCCTCAGGGAAAAGATTTGGTGGTGATGGGCAAGTTGCAGGCAAATCTGGAGAGAATGGTCAAGCCATTGGTGCCGGCGGCGGCGGCGGAGGATTCGGTGGAACTGGCGGAAGGGGTCTAGGTGCGAATTCTAACGAAAATTCCGATGGCGGCAACCCAGGAAAAGCATTATTTATTAATTACGACTATCAAGCTGCATACGCTGCTCATGTGGCCGCAAATGGTCCATTTTACCAGTGGCCATACGTGGATCCCGTCAAAGGTACCATACCTAATACTGATAGAGGCATTCAGGTAGAAAAAGATGGAAATAAAGTTTATGGCGTTAATGATGGTCAATACTATACAAGCAGATCCCGATGAAACTAAACTCACACAAATATTATAAATAAACATATATTACAAAATAAAAGGCAAGGATAAATGTCAATAAAATTTACTCAATTAAATCCCACAAGCACATTAGCAGGTAGTGATGTATTTGTTGTTTCAGATGTTGATCAAAATCTGTCTTTAAAGATCACATTTGACACACTGAAAGACATTATCGTAGATGCTGATACATTCGGTAACGATAATACTGCGCTCATGGTAACCGCTTTAAATGCTTACACTCCCGGACAAGGTGATCCTTTAGCACTAGATGCAGGAACATTGGGTGGAGCAAATAAGGCGTATTTCGAAACTTATACAGAGCAATATTTTAATGACAATTCGCCTACATCATTATTTGATTTATCTAATGACAACGGCGCCGGCGGTGGGTATGTAAGTACAAGAACAACCGAAGGACAAGGCACTGATTTAATATATGATCAACTAAGTTTGAATCAAGGCGTTATTCAAAGCCTTGGTTCTGTTATCCTTGATACGAGCGTTCTTAGAGAAGATCCTCAAGGATCTAATTTATACTATACCGATGATAGAGTAGAAGATTTCTTTGATGGAAACTTTGCTAGATACTTTAATACATATGGCACAACATTTGATGAAGGCAATGTAAATGACAGTTATTTTGATACTGTTGCTTACGCAGAAACTGAATTAGAAATTGACGGATCAGATGCATGGGTGCCGTTAAACGATCCTGTATATAAATCAGGTCAATGGTTGCGAATTGATGGCGAGGATGCTGCAGTTCCTGGAACAACACCTGTAATTCAAAAAGATCAAACATCAAGATTTCCATCGTATCAAAAAGGGCAAGTTGTTAGAATTTATAATGCTGAAACAAATGATGATAATATTACTATTGAAAATAGTTTGGTCACTATAGGTCAAGTGTTTGGTTTCGTAGACGCCACAAATACGCAATTATCAAAATCATTCAGTGCTGTAAGTGCTACAATCGCAGACAACAGTATTATAGAAATAGTAGATGGTAATGGGGCTCCTGTTGCACATGGTTTATTAGATGGCGATCCTGTAATATATAGCAGAAACGGTTCGAGCAATACTGTTGTGCCTGGATTAGTTGATGGTGCAACATATTACGTAGGACTTGTTGATGGAGAAGCTTCACAACTGCAACTAGCAACAAATGCTGATAATGCAAACTCTGATCAATTCATAGCTTTAGGGACAGGCGGAACGGGAGATCAATTCTTAACACCTATTAAAGCGCCTACAGGAAGTATACCTTATCAGCCAATAACATACTATACTGCTGAATGGGACATGCTAAATGGACACATTACACCTATGAATCCTAGCGGCATTAATGTTAATGTGAGCCATCCTTCATCTGTTACAGATAATGAAGAGATCAAAAATTATTTGGTTATTGATAATGAAAGAATACTTAAGGACTTTGGCGTTGAAAACTTTGTTAAGTTAAACTTTACACACACAAACTCTGTAACTGGTGCCAATGAAAATGGTCCTAGTCCAGGTAAAGGCATTCTTGTGTATAGAAGTGTGGGTCAAATTAACAGCACGGATCCTGATGTGCAAGGTGCAGCGAAACTTATTGCTGTTTTAGGACCCAAAGATCTTCAAGGTAATAGTTTCATTGATTATCATACTGATGATATTTTAGATTACTCTAAAAAGTTACAAGGTGATAACTCATATAATGCTACAAACACTGTTCACTTCAAACCGCAAATCAAACCTTCTGTTTATGGTTTAGGTTGGGTTGATAGACAGATTGAAGATGTTGTTTATCAAGATCCTCTTAATCCTGCAACAAGTGAGTTTATTCGAATTAAACTCGACAATGCTGTTGTCGCAAAAACTGGTTCACAAGCAGGGGTTTGGATTTCACACGATAATACGCAATCGATCAGGAATGCTATTAGCACTAACTCATCAACTGGGCGAAAAGCAATACAATTAAATCCGAAAAATTATATAATTAGTGAAATCGAAGTACCTAGTAATTTCAGCGTAAATGGATTTCCTTATAGTACAAAACTTACTAAACTGCCTTGGTCAGGATATGCTCAAGGGGGATCATCAGGCGGCATGATAGCAGTCACTGGCGGACGACTAAGTAATACAAGTTTTGTTGGTTTTGATATTGACGGAAACGCATGTAATCAGATTATGTTTGATGATGCTGCAGATTCAGGATTGAATTATACGTTTAATTTTGGCGCATTGTCTGACAAAGTATTGATGGACAAAATAAGATTACATTCACCGATAGGCGGTGGTGTGTACGCAACAGGCGCAGGAAATTTGCGAATCACTTCTTGCGAAGTTGCTGATTCGGGTGTAACAGATCGACACGTTTTCTCTCCACTTATCGCTGATGGCGGAACGAATTCATTTATTGCATCAAACAGATTTGAAAACTTTACAGATGCGCTTGATGTTTCTATAACAGATAAAGGTGTCATTGAAGGTAATATCATTTCAGGTTGCGGATCAGGTTTGTTAGTTTTCGGTTCACGATTTATGGTGACCTCACCGAACGTATTGACAGGACCTGGTGGAGAATTTTTACCTAATCCTGATGCGTACAATTCAGAATATGATTCAATCAATGTTGATTTGTATGGGCCGTCAATTTCATCTTCAGCGATTTCACCTGGACAAACATATCAGTCAGGACCGTTCAAGTATCAAGAGAATGGTGAAGTATATGACTTGTCGGGGTCAGAATTAAGATACAGATTATTTGCTGTAGAAAAAGATGCAGAGGGGCAAGAGTCAATTTGGTTACATGACTTAATTGCGCCGCATACAAACTACTCAACAAATCCTCCTGTTGATGATATTAAGATGACATTTAATCCTGGTGATTCAACACAAATTGATGCAGGTAATAAGACGATAACTTTTAATTTGCCTGCAACAGTTGCATCACATGGTTTCACAGCAGGTGATCCTGTCAAATACACGACTACAGATACAGCATATTCAAGTTTAGATCCTGCTGTTCAATATTTCGTATATCCTAATAGTGATACTGAAATTACGTTATATACTTCACAGACAAACGCAATAAATAATTCGGCAAGCGGTAAGGTGACATTAGCAGTATCAACGACTGCAGGCACACATAAAATTGAAAGAAGTGCATATATAAACATGGGATCATATTACAGCTCAGATAATCCTTCTACTGAAGGCGGATTCCAGTTTGCAATACCACCTTCAAGTATCGATAAGATAAAAGATGTCGGCGGGATTTATAGTTATAATTATTTAAAAGCGGCGGATGCGGCAGGCGCAGGAACAAACACTATCTATCACCTAGACGGAAATGGTGTGCCTGCTTCGACACTAAGTAATAAAAATCATGTAGGACTTGGGTGGTCAGCATCAATAACACAATGGTTATCACCTGCCGGTATCATACAAAACACAGCAGCGGCAGGACAACAAGCAACCTGGTCTAATCAATATGTTGACCCAGGTGATGGTTTAACATATGCTGATTATACCGTTAAAGTAAAAGACTATAAATACTTATCTGTAGGATTAAAAGTAAGGCCAGCAGCTGCAGGTAGCACTCCTCACTTAGAATTTGTAGCATCAGGCGGCGTAGCGGCCTCATATGGTGTCATTAAATCAATAACACAAGTTGATGCAACAACTGTTACAGTAGTAATTAAATGGCAAGATGCCAATCTGAACAATAACACAGCGATCCCAGGTGTGGGCGGAACATTAGAGGTTGAAGATGTGTTCGTAATCGCAACAGGAAGGATTAAATAACTTATGTCTAGCTTAACAAATATTAACAATAACACTCGGGTAGTTAATGTAGGTAGAACAACCCCAGTTGCTCCAGGTCAACAACCGGCATCTAAATCGATACCTGTTGTACTTGCAAGCGACCAAACTGCTGTTCCGGTTGTTGAGCAAAACAAGGTGCAATCAGAAGTTTCCTTGTCATTACTGGGTATACCACGTTCTGAAGTTGCTTTAGGTATCTTTGCAGACGTTAATACATATGATGTGAACCCATCAGAGTGGTCATCAAGTCCTCAATATTACAATACAGGATTTGGCATTAAACATTTGCCTAATGAAGCGGGTGCGCTTGTTGAAGCACCTCGTGATCAATCAGCTGTATTAACATCAAAGCGTTTCTTCAGGTATCAACCTGGTCGTGTATCTGCTGCAACATTTGGTATCAAGTGTACTGTATCAGGAAGTGATTTTGCCAAAAATCCCGTAATCAGAAAGTATGGTATCTTCGACAACTTCGATGGATATTATTGGGAAACAAAACAATCAGGTGAAGGTGATAACTTTAACGTAATTCGCAGAACACAATCGTTATTGAAGTTTCCGTCATCACCATTTGGTTTGACTGTTGAAAATTTACGTAAACCTTCATCGACAGGTGAAGATACTCCCATACCTTACAATCAAACTGATGATTATCGTGTTGTTGGTAAAGAGGGTAAACAAGAAAAGGGTACGCTGTATACTCGTGACAGAGAATTGTTGAGCGAACATATTATTCATATTGCAAAAACAGCATTTGATAATCTATTGGGTGCCAATGGCGGCAATAACGACTTCGCTGATTATTATTACAATTCAAATAACGCTGGTAACAATGATCAGAATGAAGGTTTAAATACAGATTACAAGAGATACGAATTTAAAGGAAAATGTCATCGTGACGTAGGTTTTGCTCTTAAAATGATGTTAATGGATCTCGAATGGGGCGGTGATGCACATACAAGAATCAATATTAAAAATTATTATACAGGCGTATTCCCGCAAATATTCCCGACTGGCGGCGATCCTGTAGCACCTGCACAGTTTGAGTATGACTTGCACAAACAAGCAAACGGATTGATAACTGGTGCGCATAGCGTCACACAAGATTCAAACTTATCTGCGCTAACTGCTGGCGTTAAAAATAAATTAAATAATGACTTGTATAGTGTTTTGATTGCCGGAACAACTGGCAACACTCCAGGCACTGATGGATTCTTTACATGTATTAAGAATAGTGCTGGTGCTACTGGCGGCACAAACGACTTAACGGGTGCGAGTTGGACAGTTGCGCAAAGCATTTTTGATAATTATACTTCAGGCATAACTTGGGGTTCTAAGAAAAAACATGATGTGTTGTTTGATTCCAGAAAACATTTCTGGTCATACTATGTATCTCAGTTTAACCCAACAGGTATCGATGAAGGATTAGGGGCGTCTGATTTTATAGACACCGACAATATTTATGCCGGCGGAACCTATCAAACATACACATTTAGAGCGGCAGCAAACTTTTTACCGTCAGATTACAATGCAAATTTGATTGGCAAAGAGTTAAATGGCTCAGATTATCCTTGGGCAGTAGGTGACACTGTAGGTGCCGTAGGAAATACATTTACATTGATTACCGCTAGTGATGCACTCGCTGTAAATGAATTCTATAGAAATATTAAGTACAAATGTGCTCGAGATCTTGAGTATATTATTACAGGGTATAGAAATGATGTTTCAGGTGGAGGTAACTCAGAAACTTTATATAATGCATCAATGTATTACAAAGCAGATGGATTATCTATCTTTACTCAGGTTGATGAATCGACAGTTAATCAAGAATTAGTTGCGCTTCCAAGAGAAATTAAAAAGCACAAACATCTATTCAAGTTAATTTACGATGACTTAACAGATGCTAATATCTCTGTAGGATCAACTTCAACTAGAGACAAAGTAGACGACTTGGCAAGAATAGTCATAGGCAACTTCAGCACAGAAACAACTGCAGGCGCTGAATTAGGCGATAGAGGATTTGCAGGTAACATTATTGCTTTCCGTGATGGATTATTAATGGTTCATGCCGCAGTAAATGACCCGAGTTTATTAAAAGATATTGAGCAAATAAGAACACATGTCTCAGCACCATTTGACACAACTCAACCTACGGTATTCAAATTAACAAAAGGTTCTGTGACTTTTGGTCAAAAAGTCAAAGTTGTGACTAACGCATCTGCAGAATTTTTAGTTCCTGACGGCATTCAATATAAGCCGTTTGGCGCAACAAATAATCTGAATCAAGACCCTGATCAAACAAACCCTGCTAACTTTAAACTAAAACCACAAAAGTATGGTCAAATATTTACTGTAAGCAGAGTTTACGGTCCTACGGGGTCAGAGTTCTCTCTACAAGACGAAGATGGTGTTGACATTTATGCATATGCCGAAGATACGGATGGAGTTACTACACCTTCTGATATAACTGATCATCTTGTCAGCGATGAAATTTATGTTGAAACAGTTGTTCCATTTATAGGTGATCAAGTTTATAATCCTGCATATTATAGACAATCTCCTGGTGCGAATGGTCGGGCGTCTGGAACAATACAAAATTATGTGGGAACATCTGATGAACAAACTGTATTTAGTGCAAGTAACGATACGTTCCCGACAGGTATGCAATGGCCATTACGTTATTCATCAACAGGTGATCTAGATGATACAATTGCAAAGTACATAGGATATATCGACACAAGTGAAAACCCGCTATCAGATGGTACAATTGACACTATCAGAAAACAATATGACACAGTTATATTTGAACCAGCATACATAAACTGGATTAAAAATAATGTTAAACCAGAATTTTGGGGTGTTTACGAGTATCGTGTGCCTCGTTCACGATTCAGTCATGATAAACTAGACGGAAAAACATCTAGAAGAGTTTATAGTGATTTGGCGTCAGGTCCTACAGGAATTGTACGACCAGGTATGGATGTGCTAGACGAAAACGGATTGAATGTTGATGCTACATCAGAATATGAATTTGATTTTACAAAAGTAACGATGCTTAAAGTTGAGTTCTCGTGGTATGGTGCGGTAGGTGCATTGTTCCTTGCTTATGTTCCAATCGGTAACGGTGAAGCACGATGGGTACGAGTACATCACCTAAGAGCATCGAATCAGTTGAAGATTGCATCTCTTGGTAACGCAACATTGCCGATCACATACAACATATGGGGCGGCGGCTCAGATCTTACTTTAGGTGACAATGAGCAACAAGATCAAACATACGGAACAAACAGTCACCACATTGTAAAATATGGTGCTTCATACTATATCGATGGTGGTGACCGTGGTACTGTTCGCCTATACAGCCACAACAATAACGATGTTGTTACAAGTTATGGTAAAAAATGGGAGTTGTCAACTCTTTATAATCATACTGATACGACAATTGATCTTACTGCTTTAGGTATAACCGCAACAACCGATAGCGAGACATTGCCTGATTTAGTATACTTTATGGGTGCAGAGGTTAAGACAACTCTTGCATCAGATACAGGTATCAAGGTAGTTTGGGTGGACAACACGACTAAAGTTATAACTTTAAGCAAACAACCTCAAGGTCAAGGCATAACATTGATTCCTGATCGTGCAAATACAGTATACGGTCTTGAAACGAAAGATGTTATTTACAGTACGGAAGAAGGTAATCCCGTTCGTAACCGTGTTCAAGTTTATCCTACAAAGATGTCAACATCAAATATAAACGATGATCCTGTTAGGTTGCGTATGAAAAGAACGCCAATTTTCCAGACTCTCGTGACACCTACTGGCACATTAACATTGACAGCAGAATACGCTGTTACAGCAGCAAACAATGCTTTGTCTATAAGCAATGCTGGATATATTCAAAATAGCGAATCTATTTATGGATGGTTCCAAGGTAAAGTCGGTGAAGTCAACGATGAAACAATATTTGGAAGGCTATATAAGAAATCAGGCTTATATTACTTTGAAGTATTAGAATCATATAACGAAGCAGTTACGTTAAATGTAAGCGGTGCGTTTTTGCCTGATAAGCGATTCTTTACTGCTGGCACAGGTGGAAACGCTACAGTCACACAATCAAGCGTTGAAACTGCAGCAATTCAACCTTTGGCAGATACACTAACTTCTATAAATGTTGTAAGTAATGTTGTTACACCTATTCCGAATACTGGAACAAACATTGCAACACTGTACATGAATAAAGGTACTGAGCAAGTTGATTTGAATACGTATTTTGATTACAACAAAGAGTATTTATCTTACCCATTAACTGATGTACCAGAGACGTTATACTTTGCGATAGACTCTGATAAAAAAGTCGGCGACACAACAAATGACATAGCAATAGGATTGACATGGGAAGAACAGTAAATGCCAAGACAGGTAAAAATTGGATTTGATAAGGTAGCATCACCTAAAGTCAAACAATTTCAACAATTAGTAGATATATTTGGTACCCCGCTTGTTGACCAGGCGGGTAAACCACTTGTAACAGAAGAAGGCGCACAATTATCAGAGTTTGTAACTGCTGATCAAGCGTTGTCGAGTTTTATCGCAAATGCTAAATCAAATGAAGCAATTCCGATAGAAGAACAATTCCCAACTGAATCAGAAGTTAGTTCAACACTGTTAGGTGTCACTCGTGCAGAAGAACAACTAAGTTTGTTTTCTGATGTATCGACATATGGGTTAGACAGATCGAATTGGAATTACTACATAGTTGGATCACAAGGTTATCCGTATCAATGGTATAATAGAGCGCACCCTGTATTCGGCAACAGAGGTGATGTTCGATTTTATGAAGGAACAGACGAGCAAGCACTTTACCTAAAATCCTTTCCTGTTCAATATGGGTGGCCAGGACATCCCAGAAGAAACCTAGACAATCAACCCGATTATAGTGACAATTTCGGAAAATATTTAAAGTTTCTTGCTTTGGGTAGATGGTTGTATGAAGTATGGAAAGATGTTGATCGTGTATTTGCTGACAACAATTTCATTTCTGATTGCCTAACATTTCAAGATCGACAAAGAAACCCTATTCCGATTACCTTTGCGCCGAGTTCATCTTCTCCTTTTAATGTGTGGGACAGTGCAAAACTCGGCGGCGGATTTAAGAGTATAGCGTTATGGCGAACAGTTGTTTACGGATCTGAAACAAACGATAGTTCACAATTTTCAATGGATCAAATTGAAAAATGGCAATTATTTTATTATAGAATACAAAATGACATTGACACTTACCCACCTTACTTGTATAATGGAACTTCGTATGATTTCAAATATGAAGGGTATTCTGCATTCCCGATTCCGGGTGTAGGTCAATACAGCAATATTCGTGCATGGTGTAGTCCTGATGTAAGTCGACCAGGAGGAACTGATCAGAATGAATCGATAGGTGTTCTTGAGAGTAAAAAATCATTCAGGTATCAACCTGGTCGTGTTTCAGGATTTACGTTTGGATTAAGATTGAAAAACAACAGGGCATCTACTGCAGACAAAGTTGAATGGGGTGCAGCAAACGAAACAGATCAATATATGTTCCAAGCATCAGGTACAAGGTTAAACATTGTTCGCCGATCAGTTAATGCGATTCCTAATGAAGTCATTACTGGGCGATATAGAATGAAAGAAAGCGACCAAACAGGACCTGAAGTCCCTCCGAGTCGTGACAATTCACAACCTATGTACACATTAACTATTCCTCGAGAAAAGTGGAATGGCGATCCTTTGGATGGAACAGGTGAATCTGGATACAGTATTGATGTTGAAAATGTTACTATGTACAAGATTGAATACTCTTGGTATGGTGCTATTGGCGCAAAATTCTATGCATATATTCCCATAGGTAGCGGTGAATGTAGATGGGTTAGAATGCATACTCTTGTTATCGAAAATCAATTAAATGAACCTGCTTTAAAAAATGCCGATTTTAAATTTAGGTATGTGTTACAAAATAAAGTTACAAAAAATCTCACTGAACCGACATTTGTTTATAAGTACGGATCGTCCTACTATATTGATGGTGGCGATGAAGGAACTGTGACAATCAATAGTGTCACAAGTGATACTAAAACATTTACAGCATCAACAACTTTGCCTGCAACTGGTTCAATTGTCGGCATTCACCCTAAAGAAAAGATATTTAATTCATTCGGCATTAATAATTCTGATCCTAACTCACAGCAACTAGATGCGACATATGATGGGATAAGGAATAATAAGAAGATCTATCCTTTGACGCTGAATGCGTTTTCTTCTAACGATGTTAGAATTGATATTTCACAGATAAGAGTTTCTCCTGATGGGCATCATGGTTCTAAATCTGTCGATTTATATTCAGGTAGTGCATTTGAAAAAGATATTAAATTTAATATTGTTCAAGAAAAAACTAAAATATCATTGACTGCAGATTCACCTGATTCTTTAACATACCTTGATCAAAAAGTAAAAATAATTGGTGACGGGTTATACAATATGTATATCAAAGATATTGATACGACATCAGGATCGACTGCTCAAGGAGATGTAATAAGAAGAAATAGTTATGTGTTTACAGGTTCATCGTTTATTAACGAACTCAATGATCTTGTTATTAAACCTGATGGAACAGAAGTTGATTTTACAACTGCGCAAGCAGAGCAACACGTATTTGAAACAAAGGCAGTAGGATACAGAAGTATTGTTGCATCTGATACCCCGATTTCATCAGGTAAATTTAAGATTCATTTTTTGAATCCGTTAAGACGAGGATCGTATTTTTCTGATTTTGCAATTGGCGTAACTTCTGATGCTCCTAGCACACACGTTGATTCATCAACAGGTACAAATTTAGGATATCTGCGTTTTGGTGATGAGAATGGGTTTAGAGTATATCCTGAAAATGAACCTGCGATCGAACCAACAACAGGGTTGCGACCATTTAAAGTTGACGATCAATTGCATGTTGAGTGGGCAAATTCTACTCACGTTGCAAATTTGATGACTGGCGCTGATAACTCAGAATCTGATTCCCCTTATGGTACACGATTAGAACAGGATTATCGTATTCGAGGAATGGAATTGCCATTCAGTAGACGACTATCTAACGGGCAAATTGCAACTAATGGCGTGCTGTCATGCATACAAGGTGAAGTAAGAACAATATCATACGAAATTGAGCAAATAGATAGCGTTATTCCGGGTGATATTGATGCAGATCGCAGGATAATATTTAGAACAGGTAATGTTCCTCCTATCACTTCGGGATATTTAAATATTGCAGAAGTCGGCGTGATGTATAACGAACAAGAAACTGCAACCGGATATGTGTTTGCAAGTGAAGTGTTGCCTAATCAAGAGGTAATTCTGACTGGACAATCACAATCAGAAACCGTAACAAGAAATGTCGCATATGTGAAAGATTCTGGCGGAGGCAACACTGCTGCTATTGACGCTGTACCTGATAATGGAACAGGAAAAATATTAGGCAAAGTTGTTACATTAACAGATGATAATAAATTGACAGGAACTGATAATAGAAAGAATTTCAGTTATTCACAGGTGTTCAGATTTAATGCTCAACCGTTATATATGTTTGTGGCAATGAAATCAAACGCTCGAATAAATAATATTATTGTTGAAGAGATAGGAGCATTATCATCAACGACACATGTGCCTAACTTTAGAGGGCATGATCTCGATTCTAGTTTTAGTACGACATCAAATATAACGCTAAGATCAGATCCAGGTGTATCATCTGCTAATTCGCCATCAAACTTTTTGTCTATTGATCCATTAGCAGCAGTTACATACGATACACAAACAACTAATCCGTTAGTTGACGGAGTAAAATTGTATTCATTCTATGTAGGAGAGAATGAATCTGTTAAGTTTGATCTTGATAATATTTTTGGTTATGATCGAGCATTTTTAACATCAGGGTTATATAATAATACTGCTTATGTGTTTACTGCACAACCGATAATACCTACGGGAGATATAACTGCTTCGGCAGATGTGCAAATGACTATTACATCTAAGGAACAATAATGGCAAAATTTATAGGTCTAAATACAGGGTTTTACCTCAACGATGTCAATGACTTAGAACTGTCATTGAAGAATTTGGGTGTAAATAGAGATGACCTTGACCATATTCGTGGTATTGCCTCTGCAGGTTTAACAAAACAAATGCTACACCTGTTGGGAAATCTTGACCTAGATCAAGAAAAACAACAATTTAGTTTGTTTAAATCATCTGAGTATGTGACTGGCGAACTTACTGCACTTTCAGATACTACTGATGGATTACAATCTGACTTAAGAATTGATCATCAACTTAGAGCAGGTGCAATAAAATACAACTATGTTGACAGTTTAGGTGCAACAAAAAGTGCAGATATATCCACAAGTCGTATATCATCTTGGTCACAAATTGGTGATGGTCCTGTGTTCTATAATGCTGACCTCAAAATAAACCCTTATGATTCAAGCACAACATCCTACGCACATTCTACAAAAAGTGTCGTAAAAACAGACAATATAATTTTTAAAGGTGAAGTTACACCTAGGAAATTTGACGCTGAGGTTGCAACGCATCAAATCACAATGAACATCAACGGAACTAATAGAAAATTATATGCGATGAAAAACATTCCGTTGACATTCGAAGGTTTTTGGCAGTTAGGAAAACTTGAATATAAAGTATCGCCCACGAGCGTTACTCCTGCGGTTGAATTTGTCAACGAAAACATAGATCCTGTGCAAAGGGTTGCAGTTTTTGGGTCAGCAAATAGTAGTGCATTACAGACAGCATCATTTGAATCATCACCCGCTGATAAGAAATTAGAACTTTTCTATAATCCTTCTGGTGTTATACAATTAAAATTTTCATCCATGGGATTGAGAAATCTTCCAGATGCTGAATTGAAAAACCTTAATCTATTTAGTGCGCCAGCAAACCTATTTAATGAATTTCCTGACTTCTTTAAAATAGCAGGCGGGTACATTAATGGGCATTCTCAGAATTTGAGAGAAATTTCTATGTCAGGTAACGGTTTCAGTACAAAAGATAACTCTTTGACAGCGCACACACAACTTTTAACAAGGTGTCCTGCATCAGTAACAAAGTTGAGTATCAATGCGACATTCTCTGACAGTACTTTTATTGATTTATCATCATTAAAAACAACACAATCAATAACATTTAATGTTGCTAGTGTCAGCAATAATGAAATCGTATCAGCGGGACACGGGTTGCAAAACGGTGATGTGGTTGTGTATGAGCAAGAATCAAATTCAGCAATATCAAATTTGACAAACTATGGCCAATATTATGTCGTAAGTGCTGATAGTGATAGCGTAAAACTTTCTGGAAGTTCTGGTGGAAGTTCTCTTACATTGACACCGCCATCATCAGGTTTCGATTATAAAATAACAAAATTAACTGATAGTTCATTGACTCATTTATATTGGAATGCGTATTATTCAGGTTCTCCCACTAGAACAATGTTTGATACCGGCGAGACACCTAAAGTTAATTCAAACACGATCAAAGTTTATCATGTAAGAAATCACAGATACACGAAATTATCTTATAGTGTAATGTCTTCATTAAAGTTGACACACATAGATGTCGCATACTGCAACATTGATGGTCAAAAGCTTGCAAATGGAACCAATCAAAGCGTATTGACATTTCCTAATACAAACTCTGCTGGGCAGGCAGGTGAACATCCTTTAACAAAGGTGTCTTTAGTAGGCAACAACATTTCTGTTCCTGATTTTTCTGGTAAAAAGTATTTAGAAAGTGTCACATTATCTGAGTTGTATTCATATGCAAATCCGCCCACGTCAACGGGCATTGAAGGTTACTTTAGCGGATGTGAATCATTAGGAGCAGTATATTTAGCAAATAGTTATGTTAATGGCAGAATCAATAATACTTTTCAAAATTTGCCATCATTAACAACTTTGAGTCTGGGTAACACTAGGTTCACAGGAAGGTTGTCTCCCGACACATTTAATGGAACAACTAGTTTGTCATACTTCAAAATGACAGATGGCAATCATGACTTCACTGATAGTAACGGTGTAAATCACATACTTGACGATGCAGAATACAATTTCTTTGCAAACGATTTCCAATTGCAAACTGTTGTTCCTCCCGCAGGACCTTATGGTAGTAGTTTCCAAGGCGGTTATTACGGCGGAGTTATGAAGGATAATTCTGGAACGCTCGCATCTGACACATATTATCTTATTGTAGCTGATAAATCACACGAAAGGTTTTTGGCTAGATATTCTGGCGCTGGTGATGCCTCAGCAGGTGGCGTTGACGGTGCAAATGGTTGGGTTAATACAACGCCGGAAGCAGCGGGCGGAGTTTCTTATGAAGCAGCTGCCTTTGCTGATGCATTGGATATCAATAATACTGACAGTTCTATCAATGGCGGACAGAATTTTACTGATTGGTATTTGCCGTCACAAGATGAATTAGAGGTAATATACAGAAACTTGAAACCTAGTTCAGATGCAAACGACATAACACAGGGAAATAATTTGAATTCAGTTCCCTCATATAACGCAACTTATACACAAGGAAATCCAGGGCAAACCTCATCAAGTGCATTCCAAGCAGGTGGAGCGCAAGCATTTAATGTTGATACACCAGATGAAAAAGTGTTAAACGGAACATTTATCTCAGGCACATCAGCGAACTGGTCGCCATTCTCTGGTGGTTCGACAGCAGTCACGGCAGGACAAAACTTATCTGTGACACAGGACGGAGACGGCGATGCAGGTGTATATCAAGTTATAGTTCTACCTAAGGGGACATATGACTTCTCTGCTGCTATTACGTGTGACCAAAATGTTGTAACTGGAGGAAACTTTGTTACTGGTGAAGAGTATAAGGTTGTATCCGTTGGAACTCAGCGTGCCAGTGTTAATAATGTTCCGTACGCTAATTTAGATTTTGGCAACAATCAAATCACATCGAATGGACATCCTTTTGTTACAGGTGGTCGAGTTGAATTTTCGCTTGATTCGGGACAAGTGGGTTCAGTTACAGGTTTGAGTGCAAATGCAGATTATTATACAATTAAAACAGGCACTAATACATTTAAACTAGCAACTAGTTATGCAAATGCAACTGCAGCAACTCCTGTAGTTCATGAATTTACTGAAGACAATTCTCCGCAAACGCATACTTTAACAATAACTGGTGCAGACGGCAATAGCAATTACATATTGTCGGGCACTGATTCTGAAAGTTCATACAGTTCATCGAATGATCCTTCTCTCAAATTATATACTGGCGACACTTTAATAATTGACAACAGAACGGATCCTTCCAATGCAAATTATATTGGCAGTGTTAATCACCCTCTACAGTTTACTTCTTCTTCAGGAGTCACTGTTTCAACGTCTAACGGCATTTCAACAATTACTGCAACTGATGGGACTATTGTTGCCATTAACTATGGTTGCCAATTCCACAGTGCAATGGGAGGCTTGATTGCTATTGTATCAAGATCGAATAACAGGTATGATTTCACATCTAATCACGCCTTCGACTGGAATGCCGCTGGCCTTTCAGGGTCGCCAACATTAGGCGACCTATTCACTGCCGCAAATGATGGTGCCGCAATTAATGGCGCTTCAGCTACGCTTTATGACGGGGGAACAGATGCTGAGCAAGACAAAGCAGTTTTAACAGTTGCTACAGGAAGTTCGCCAACTGCAGGTGATGTTTTAGGTACAGGTGAAGTTTTAGCATCAGCAGGTTCAGGTCCAGTTTCAGGAACATTTGCAGTAAATGCATCAACGCAAATTCATGTGAGAGTAGAATCACACAACTGCAATTTCACAATTGATAATGTTTCTATTACCAATCGCACAGGTTACTACTGGACATCAACAAGTGCTAATAATAATGTTGACGGATACGCTAAGAGTTTTATAGACGGCAAAGAAATATTAGAAAACAAGAATCATGTATATTATGTTAGACCTGTAAGACGAGTGCCGTTAGTAGCGGGAACTGCTGTTGAAATACAAGGTACATCTGCGACATTTGCTAACTGTGCTAATTTGGCAACATTCGAACTTGAAGGCAAAGGAAAGAATGCATCTGCAACTTCAAAAAACATTCGTGGAAAGTTCCCGAATGTGACATTCCTTGCATCAATTTCAACATTTAAAATTACTAATACAGAAATGACTGGCCAAATACCTGACTTCTCTGGTGCGGGAAGTTTATCTACTTTGACACTAAGTAATAACAAGTTCTCAGGTGCGTTTACAATATCGAACGCTTTTGTTGATGAAATATCAATAGACAATAACCAGTTATCTCAAGTTGCAAATTTAGAAGCGGCGCAGTTGTGGAAGTTTAAAGCGAACAACAATAACATTGCAGGTATCGTCCCAAGGTTTGACAATTGTTTAAATATACAAGAGATATATTTGCAAGATAACAATTTAATTGAATATTTGTTGGGCTCTCTTCCTGATTGCACATCGTTAAATTCATTAAACTTGAGCAATAACCAATTGTCTGCGGGATCAGCAGAAAGGCTTCTTAGAGACCTTGAACAGAATTATGAAAACGCAAAGCGAGGCAATGTAAATATTAACTTGCTTGGTAATCCGCAAATTTCATTATCACAACTGGTAGAAAACCCAGTCCTTGCTGGGATTATACAAAAATTAACAACAACTGCCAATTGGCAGCTTTCAATCAATGCGTAGGAAATAAAGATGGCGTTAGGATTTGCAAAATCATTAAATTTAGCGGAATCAGAGAATGCACTTTCTGCACAAGGCATATTCAATAACCTTGGCGGAGAGGGTATATCTAGTGACATTCTATTATTTTCTAATAACCTTAAAACAACATCTTTAGTTAGGTATGGATCTTCTGTTGGTGATGGAAATTACACTGCTAGTTCAAAGGCGTATTATTCAACTGATGAAGTTGTTTTCAGAGCAGTAACATTTAACCCTAGTACTGCAATTGTTAATAACATACTCACTGTACCGAACCATAGATTTAAAACAGGTGAAAAAGTTGTATATGATAATGCTGGCGGAACTGCAGTAAGTAAATCGGGCGGACGATGGGCCCAAGGTGATGTGTTTTATGTTGTTGTTCAAACGAGTAATACTATAAAATTAGCGGCGAATTACAATGATGCAATTGCTGCAGTTCCTACAACATTAACATTTGGCGGTGCAACTACGACAGGTGAAGAGCACAGGTTAGATTTGGCTGCAATTGATTTACCTTCATCGGATCCTGATGCATTGACATATATTGTCATACCTTCAACAACAGTTGGTTACAAACCCTTCACTAATGGAACATTAGTTTATACAGTAAGTAACTCTGGCATCAGAACATTTTATAAAGTAAGAGAAAGCAACTCTGTTGATAGGTTTAGATTATACACATATGATCCTACTGCTGTTGGCGGATACGGCGCACTCGCAACCTGGCACGCATTTGAATATTTAAATGAAAAAGTATTTAGGCGGGAAGATCCAGTCACTTTTGAAGCTATGACAAATCTATCAAAAGATCGCCCAACATTAGATGATGGATCATCGCCGTATGATGAAGTTGAAAGATTTACTGACCCAAGAGATCCTTCAAAATCGGTCACATTTTTGAAAAGAGAGACTTTGAATGGTCGTGATGCAGAAATAGATATTGCAATTAATATATTTTATAATAAAGAATCAAAAAGTGTTGTTAATTACAAACCCACGGTGTTAAAGAAAACTCTGGAAGTTTTAGGTAAGACTGTTATCTCTAATGATGATTCGCTGGAATTAAATGTCGGCGGAGTAACTGACGACACTATGCCTGGGTTGTACATTATGGCAGATGGGTTAAAAGAAAGAGCATTTTCAAGTTTAAAAAACCCATGGGCGGTTGCAACTGAAACTGTAGGGACTCATGGGTCTTTGAACGTGTTGCGTACAGTTAATGATGATGGGTCAGTTAGTGATTCACAGAATGCAGACGTGTTTAATCTTATATTCGAAGGTCCTAACCCATCTTTAGTTGTTGATAATACTGCAGTAAACACATCTACTGCAGGAACAGGATTTTCTGTCGCCGATAATTGGACACACAAAGTTGAAATAGAGGTAGATGGTGAAACATATTACCTATTGCTTCTAGATGATGATGTCGCAACTACTAACAATTTGTGGTCTTAAGCATCTTCCATTAAAACCCAATATGAATTTAGCGGGTCAATATTATTAGGTTTGTTTTTGACTAGCATTCCTTTAGTTGCTTTTACGTCTCCAGCAGCAACTTCATCAACTGTCGTAGAATCGCCAGTTTCTGGCGGAGGCGCAATTTTCAATCCTGTCACACCAAATTCTCCCCCGACAACAATATGAGGGTGAGTGCTAGTTGTTGCTAGACCTAAATTAGTCCCAACAAAGGGCGGTGCGGTGTTTAATGGGAGAACACATGCCTCTTTATTAGAATATCCTCCATTATTTCCCCATGCATCGGTATTAGGTCCTGCATTTGCCCTAATCAATACAACGGTTGAAGCAGCATTAAGAGTTTTACCTGAAGGAATTGCGTTACTAATTGTTATTTGAGTTGCCGAGTCAACACTTGCTACTGTTGTTCCTGTTGGGATTACCGGATCATTTGCGCCACCCAAACCTTCAAATTGAATATAATCACCAACAAGAATTGCTGATGTATCAGTTACTGTTATTTCGTCACTGGTTGCTACACCACCTGCAGTATTAGCAGTCACTTCAAGGCCGTACACATCAGTACAAACCTCGGCAATCGATCTGTCAACCAACCCACGATGTGCAATCACAACAACAGGACTAGGTGCGGCACCTACCGAATAAGTTGCAGGACCTCCTATGTGTGTTGAAGTAAATGATCCGTCAGCACCAGGATTGCTTAAGTTAATACTTAATCCTGATATTCTTCTCATTTGATCATGTCCTGATGCCGATAGTTCTGCTACATAATCACCAACAACAGGATCTGCGGTAGTGAAACCATAATCAGCATGATTCAAAACAGGTTTAATTGAATGTGTTGCAACTTCTGATGCCCCGGTTAATGAAATTCCACTTACACTACTGTAAATTCCTGCTATACCTGAATCACCTCGAATCCACCAAGAATTAACTGCATCACCCTCAGACAAACCATAATAACTCATTATAGTATCAATATCTGTTGCTTGGTGAGGATTCATTGTTGCAATATTATTTTTTATTTCAACAACTTGTAAAAGATAGTGATTTGTATATGATGCATTACCGGGAGTCATATACATGTAATCACCAACCTGTACTCCCAACGAACCAGGAACCGCAAACTTATACTGACCGTTCCATTGGATGCCACCCTCTACGTAAAATTGACTACTTGAAAAAGTATTACGAGAAATTGAACTAAGTTCAGTTGGTGCAGGTGGAGTATATCTAATGAATACCGGATTTTCGTTTGAAACATGCTCTTCAGTTTGAGTGTTAGTATAACTTATACGATCCCTTTTAAATTTCTCAAACGTATATTGTTTAGGAACTGATTTTGGCGCACCTTGCTTTTCTTTGTACCAATAGAAGTAAGGCATTCCATCATACAATGATGTTGATCCGTCCGCAATATCAATTTTTGCATATGCAGATGAATAAAACCCTCTTGTTTTTTGAGGACTAAATTTAGTAACATTAGGCCACCATAGTGTCAATCTGTGTCTTTGATTTTCTCCTCTTAGCAAATCATCAGGTTTATAGCGCTCGGTAATTACGTTTGTGTTGCCATAATCATACGATATTGTGATTATAGAGTTAGTAGCCAATACAGGATTGGGGCTACATGTCACATAATTATTTGAACTACTTGTCGAAGATAAGTTTGTTATTTCTATCTCTGTCCCATTATCATCAGTAAATGTCATTCCTCGCATTAGGTGTGTCATATCACTTTCGCTAACTGAAAAATAATTGGTTGACACGCCACCAATCATAGTCACATCAAATTCTTCTTGAGTCACTTGTTTCACTATTACACGCTGACCATCTTCGTCAAACTTTTCAAATAACAAAAATCCGTTTGTTTGTATCCATATATCAAGGCGATTAGGATTTCCTATGTATCCGTCAAAATGTAATGCTCCAAATTCATCTTTAAATGTCTGATGCAATCTGTTACTGAATGCAAAAATACCATTTACCCAATACTCGTCATTAGTAATAACAGTTTCATTTGCCGTATCAAAGATATCATCAGGTGTGGCAGACAAATCGTGGCTGATATTTGCAGAATTTCGAATTACTGTAAATGTTGCGCCTGCGAGTGTTCCTGCTGTCGCTGATGTGATTGCTGCTCCAGTATCAGCATCTTTAATATCGAACGCAATAACTTGTCCTGCAAGAGAATTTATAGCAGTAACTAAGTATTGTTTTCCTGTTGTGTATCCAGGTATTGCACCGTTAGTGATTGTACCTGTTATTGTAATCAAATCGCCTATACGAACATTGTACGATGCTTGATCAACAGTAATAGTGGCACCAGAATCAATTGCGGTAACAGTCAATACTTTAAGATGATCTGCATCAATAGCGTCATCGCCATCACCCAGTACACCGTCTCTAAGAATAGTAGAAGCTACGACTTTTGTAGTAGGACCAGTTCCCCCAACACCGTAAGGCGGATCACCTAATACAGATTTCTTATTTAAAAGATTATCTCTAACAGTCACTAAAGGATTGACAGGTTCTCTTATGCCTACGATATTGATTCCGTCAGCATTCTGCACAATAGGTTGATATTGCTGTAGACCGTTTTCTAATTCAGTAAAATCTTCAACATATAGATTCGTTGTTCTTAACCCGTCTATAACATTTAAATCAGCAGGAACGAATTCTGCGTTAATATCGAAATCGTCTAATACATTGCCTAACGCAGTATTTGCATCAGGTAAATCTGATAGGTTTCTATCTGCTCGTAAACCAAACTTTGTGTATTTTGAAACTGTCATTTTTTTCCTCGAGTTAAGAAGGTAGTGTTTATATTATTTATAAATACTAATTAACATTAATTGGAGAAAATCATGGCTGTAAAGGCGAATATAACAATAGATCAAGGTACTGATTTTGATGCAACTATAGATTTAACCAACTCAAGTGGTGGCCCTGTAGATTTGACAGATTATGTTATTAAATCACAAATGCGTAAAAATTACGCCACTGAAACTGCTGCCGCCACATTTCAAACTTCTCATAATAGTGTGGGCGGTCAAATAACTATTAGTTTACCTAAATCAGATTACACTGAAGGCACTGACCCGATAATCACGCATTCTGGAACAACATCACTTGAACCAGGAAGGTATTTATATGATGTTGAAATAACAGAACCCGCAGTTGGTCAAACGCCCGGACAAACAACACGAGTTGTACAAGGCACCGCAACAGTAACACCCTGAATAACAAGGATTTAAAATGTCGAACATAAAAGCAACGCTTACACCACAAAACAGGTTGTTAGTTACTAATTATGCTGTAGGTGAAACAGCAGGTAGTATAAGAGTAGGAGATTTGTTTGATGTTAATGTTTCTGGATTAGGAGATGGCGCTATTTTAATTTACAATGCGAGTAATCAAAGATGGGAGGCGTCAGTTGATCTTGACAACGAAAATACTGTGCTTGAAGGAGGCACTTTCTAATGAGTATCATTAAGATAAAAAGAACAGGCAGTGCAGGTAAACCTGATGCTACAACGCTTGCAACAGGTGAAATGGCATATGTGTATAATACGACCGCACCAAATAATGAAGGGCAAAAATTATATATCGGGTCAGGAGACGAAACAACCCCAGGACAAGCACCTAATATTGTTGCTATTGGTGGTGAGTTTTATACAGGAATGCTTGATCACACAGCAGGTGCATTGACTGCTAATAGTGCTCTTATAGCTGATGATAATAGTAAAATAAATCAGATTATTTTAGGCGGAAACTCAGCGACTGATACCACAGCAACCTTAAGTTTAACAAATCGCACATTATCATTGCCCGCAAATGTTTCTGGGCAAGGTCAGGACCCTGCTACGCCAGGATTCACAATTAGTGGCGGTGATATAGCACTCTCAACTCAAAAGATTACAGGATTGGCCGCACCTACAGCAAATTCTGATGCTGCAACCAAGGCATATGTTGATGGTGTTGCAGGTGGAATGCTCATACAAGATGAAGACGGAACCCAGGGTACTATTGAGAATGGGGCTCACTTTATTATTGATGGGACACAATCTGTAACAACTTCATTCGATGATGCAACCAATACGTTAAGCATTGGATTGCAACAAGAAATTGGTGATAATGCTGAGGTTGCATTCGCATCTTTAACAACAGGTGCATTAGGTTCACAAGTAAAAATAGCGAGCGATTCCTTAGAACAAATTAACCCTGCTATTTATTTAGAAATCAATACAGAAACTGCCGGTGTTATTACAGGAAGTCCTGGCCCTCACATATTCAATGTCACAGGTCATGGTCTTGATAATAACGAAGAGGTTATTTATGAAAGTGTTGTTCCTTTCACCAATTTAACAGACGGCGGAACATACTTCATCGATAAAGTCAGTGATGATGCCTTTAAATTACGAATAACATCAGGCGCTAATGCAATCACTGATTTCGGCACACAAGGTAGCACTAAAGATATAATTAGATCAGTTTCGAATCCTGTTGATTTATTCACAACTTCAGATACTATCAATTTAGGTTCTACTGTTTACAGCACGGTTGCTGTTAAAGATAATTTGACAGTTGGCGGAAATACAGTAATTGCTGGTAACTTAACAGTAAATGGTACGAGCACTACAGTCAATTCTACTGTTGTTCAAGTTGATGATCCTGTTCTTGAATTAGGCACGACAACTACTGATTATGACGGATTGGGTCGTGGTATCAAGTTTAACTATAAGGAAGGTTCAAACAAAGTCGGATTCTTCGGGTATGATGTTAGAAACGCTGTTGATGATACTGCTAGTGCCGGCGGTAAATTCAGATTTTTGACTGATGCGCAAAATGTTGATTCTAACGGCCTTTCTGGCACAGTAGGAACTATTGTAGCAAATGTTGAGGGTGCCGTTACAGGTAACGCTGACACTGCCACTCAACTGGCGGCCGCTGCTAACATTGAATTAACAGGTGCTGTTACTGGTAATATTGATTTTCTTGGTAATGCGGATGTGGAGATAAGCACATCACTGGCACAAACAGTTGATAGTTTGCTGGGTGAATATGTTCTGGATGTTACTGTTCCTGGCACTATCGCCGATCATGATAATGATGCAGGCACTGATGATACATTCTTAGCAGACCCTGCAGGAAGTTCAATTATTATTGGTAGTGCGAATGGTCAAGGTGCTACAGGTCAAGGTGATCATGTGACAGTTGAAGTTGCTATTGCGACCACGCAAGCAGCGCCTCCGATCACAGACACTAATGATAATAATTATGTGGAACAATGGAAATCAAATCGTGGTGTTGCATCATTTAGCTCGGAAAACTTCAATATTCAAGATGGGTGGGTATCAATAGATACTGTTGATGGCGGAACTTACGGGTCATAAATATAATTGTACTATATACAAGGCGATCATAGATGTCAACTATTAAAGTAAAAAGAAGTTCTGTACAAGGTTTACTACCTGATTTAGAGAACAACGAACTCGAACTTGGCGAAATTGCAATCAATACCCATGATGGCAAAATGTATTTCAAAAAGGATGAGTTTGGCGATGTTTCACTTCATGAAGTGGCCAAAAGTTCTGAAGCAGAAAATGTGTTCTATGTTTCTAAATCTGGTAATGATGATAATGACGGCAAAACATTAAGCACTGCTTTTCTTACTATTGATCAAGCATTAATGAGGGCAACACCTGCGAGTGTCACATTTGATCTTTCTCAAGGAAATACAATAATTTCAAACGACACAATAGCATTACCTGGCAATATCTTTGATACAGGTGATGAGGTTGTATATAATCAAGGCGAAAATGGCGCATATTCATCTTTGCTTGATGGGCAAAAATACTATGTAAGAAAAACTGCTACAGGTATCGTTTCATTACATGCAAGTAAAGCATTCGCTATTAGTAATACAAGTCCTATTACACTCGCTGCTTACGGCGCCGGCACTTCTCACTCACTTACACGAGAAACTGAAGGAACAACAATCTTTGTAAAAAGCGGGACATATATAATAGGAAATGTTGGTGGTAGAGGACAATTTGCGTCAGGTGAATATGATATGGGTGGTTTGGTTGTCCCGCCTAATGTATCAATTGTTGGCGACAATTTAAGAACAACAAAAATTAAAGGCAGTGATCAATATCATGATTTGTTCTATGTACAGAACGCATCATACATAACAAATGTAACATTTATAGGTATGAAAACTGGCACAGCAAGAGGTGAACCTAGAGCACCTGCTGCTGTTTCGTTTCCTCCATTACAGTTACAACCCGGCAATGTCCCGCAACTAATTCAAACAAGTCCTTATGTAGAAAACTGCACAGCATTCAATACAACTGCAACAGGCATGTTGATTGACGGAAGTTTGACTGCAGGATTAAGATCAATGGTATCTGATTCGTTTACGCAAATCAATGCGGGCGGTACAGGTGTTCACATCATTAATCGTGGGTATGCTCAACTTGTTTCTATCTTTACTGTTTCGTGTGAACATGCTGTTTTATGTGAATCAGGTGGGCAATGCTCATTGACAAATTCAAATGCATCATTTGGTACTTTCGGATTAAAGTCAACAGGTTCATCTGAGGATTTATATGCAGGTGCAACAAATGCTCAGTCACAAACTTTTGGTGAGTATTTTGAGATTGCAACTTCGACTCCGCCTAAATACGGAGATGCATTTTCAGTTGCTGAAACGGGTGGTTTAGGTGGGCACAATGTTTCCGATGAATCACTTGAGCATTACTCTGTTGAAAAAGTAGTATCTTCAATTGACTTCACGGGTACAACATATGCAGGGAACACTTTGGCGACTTTCGATCCAACATCTAATGGGGTTTCAACAGCAGCAAAGACAATAACAATTCCTAATCACGGGTTCCAGCAAGATCAACCTGTAAAATATTTTATACCTGTAGACTCTGATGGAAATGTTGAATATTCAGGTATAAGTGGATTGACCGCAAATACTGTTTATTTTGTAAACTTAGCAGGCGTCTCTGATAACACAAATAAATTCCAATTAGTTACAACTGTTGGCGAAGCACCTGAACCTGTGCAACCCATTGCTAACAATGGGAGTCATTATATTGTTCCGAAATTCTTTTATAACACGACAAAATGTAGTCGTGATGCGGGATATATAATAGATGCAATTGCAGATGATAATGCATTAGGAACAAACTTTAATTCTGTATATACAGGATTAGCGTATCAAAGAGGTAGCGTATATACTGGCGGATTCGGTACGACTTATCAAAAAAATCCTACTCTTGCAATGATGTATGAAATTTCAAGACGCATTAAACCCCTTCATTCGGACAATGGTCTTTGGAAACAAGCTGTCACAAACAACATTGGAATAATTAGTAATACTTTGATAAACGGATCTCAAAGCACCTCGCAGCCAGGTGATGGTACAGTTCCTGCACTAACATTTCCAACTGCCCTTGCTCGCCCTCAAAAATATATAGATGCTAAAAATGCATTGCAAACAAATAGACAAACAATCATTGACAATGTTATAGCTGACATCGATGCGGCGGTCACTAGTGCAGGCATTGGCACATTGTGGTATAATTTTAGTTATGGCCCTAATGGTGCTGCTGATAAAGATAGATGTAAAAGAGATATTGGGTTTATTGTTGATGCAATGACATATGATGTGCTATATAATACTAATACTGCAACCATAAGAGCAGCAAGTAGTTATAGGGTTGACGGAAATTTGCAGTTAGGTAGTAATGGCGAGCAAACGGAAGAGGCATATAATAATTTCCTTAAAACGAGAATCCTTGCACAACTCGCATCATCTGATATTACCACATCTTTTACTAATACACAAATATCAGGTGATAGTGATATAGCAATAACAGGTCACTTATACAATACGGGTGATTCTATAGTTTATACTGTCACTAGTGGGTCTAATATTACAGGACTTGTAGATGGAGGAAAATATTATATTATTCGTATAGATGATAATACTATTAACTTTGCTTCATCTCATTACAACGCACTAAATGGCATTGCACTGTCTGTATCTGATCCCGCCGTTTCTTCTGGGTATCAAATTGTTGGTGGCCTTAGAGAGCAAATATCACGATCAATAGGTGAAATTGTTAGTTTCATTGATGCTGGTGGACATGCTTTACCGCAACTCGCAGGACTTAAGTTTACAAATGATGCCGGTGCTCATCCATCACCAGGTAGTGCAATGGAAGGTTTACAAATAACTGCAAGGAATGCAATATTAACAGCAAAATCTTCTATACAAACCAGCGTTTCGTCTAATATAGATGTGTATCGTGTAGCACCACTAGAGGATATCAGAATTGATTACACCGGTTCCTTAGAGACAAGATTTAAAAAGAGAAGTTTAATCGCAGCAAGTTCGATGACATTTGAATACGTAGGAACTGGCACAGAAATACGAGGTTTGACTGATTCAGGGGCAAATACAGATGATTTATATAATAGACCTAGAACAGATGATTTCCCAAAAACAGAAAATGAAGTAATCCAGGATTCAACAACAAACTTAGGTGCAGTTTATTTCACATCAACGGATCACAAAGGTGATTTTAGAATTGGATCTGAACTGCATATAAATAGAACTGATGGAAGAATTGAAGGAGATGCATTTAACAGATCATTGTTCTCTGTTATGACTCCTTACATACTAGCAATTGAAGGCAACTAAAAATGGCACAATTAAATACGTTTAAATCGTTACAATACACATTTACAAGTAGTGAAGCAGTTATTTACACAGCACCTGTCGGATACACTGCTATTATTTTGAATGCTCAGTGTGCAAACAAACATACAGCAGATGTTACAGTATCATTCAAATTAAGGAAACCTGGTACGCCATCTGATACAGATTCAGTGTTGGTAGATGATTTAGTCATTCCGATCAATGATGCCGCTAACTTAGCAACAGGTAAACTTGTATTGCAACCCGGGGACAAGATATTAGGTATAGCATCACACAATAGTGCCCTTGACTTAACTCTTAGTTTCTTGGAAACATTAGATGCGTAGGTTCGCAAGTAATTATCTTTCTGGCCGTGTAAGGGTCAAACCGCCATCGGAAGCGACAAGTGACCGATATGATTACCTTGGTCTCGATCAAGCAGAACCTAATTTAGGCACTTCTGCCTCACAATATGCTTTATCATTTACTAATTCAAATGTCGATACTAATGCCAACACAATAACCTTTGCGTCTAATCACGGATTAACAACAGGTGACAAAGTTGTATATGACGGAACTGGTGCCGCAAGTGATGTTGGATCGCTGACAACTGGAGCAACATACTATACAATTCGTGTAAACGATACAGTTATTAACTTAGCAACAACAAAAGACAATGCAACCAATGGTCAAATTCATGCTTTAAGCGGATCAGGTGGAGCAGGTACGCATTACATAGGACAAACTACTTTATTAACAACAACACCAACGGGTTCACGAAAACTTGTAAGTTTAGGTGAGGACTTAGATCTAGAGTTGGTAAATGGCGAGTACAAAATTAAATTCGCAGATGGCGCTACTCAAAATATCATTAGCGAGACAATTGATGCTTCAGATTTACAAGAAACAACTAATGCAGGAAATACTAGTAATGTAGCAGTATCGTTTACAAACACTACTGACGCCACTGATGTTGGGACAGGTGCTGTTAGTGTTACTGGCGGGTTAAGTGTCGGTAAAACATTGTACATGGACGACCAGGAAAATATAACATTTAAAGGTAGTGCGGACGCCCATAGTGACAATACAATAACTTCTATTTTTGATGTCGATGGGCTCAATACAAGAACAGAATTCCGTATAGGGTATGAGGACATCTCAGCAACTAGTGCGCAGTATAGTGCGGCTGATGGATCAGTTAATCAACAAAAAGCGTTTTCTATCTATCAAAATGTTAATCATAGTACCGGTAAACAAATTTCTAGGATTTTCTTAGGTAGTGTACATGCCGCCGAAACAATAACAGGCACTGATCCTGTTTATAGCACGCCATCTGAATCATATATATACACTAATCCCGTATTAGTATTAGATCCAGCTGGGCTAGGTGACAATACAGGATTAGTTAGAATTAAAGGTAACTTAGAAGTATTAGGTACGCAGACAACAATTAACTCGACAACTTTAGAAGTTGCTGATTTAGACATTGTTGTTGCTAAAAATGCAGATACTTCTGTTACTACAGATACCGCTGGTATTATTTTTGGTAACAATGTAGGGACTCCTACTTCACCAGCAGTCGATTATGAATGGAACAGCAGTAATTTACCCCCTTCAATCAAATGGTATCATCACGCAACACATCCGTATCTATTAGCTAATAAAAAAATTGCAGCGGCAGGATTTATTCATCAAGATTACATAGATGATAATGCAGCAGGGTTAGGTTTGTTGAGATCTGATGGGTCAATTGATAGTACTTCATATAGTACAAGTGACAATAATACCACTTATGTGATAGACACAAATACTGCGAGTACTCAGCAACAGTCGCAACTATTTTTGACTGCAGTAGGCGGATCCGCTCAAATTGTTGACATTAATGTCAATGGCGGAATAGGAGTGGAAACAACTGCTGCAACAGCATCAGGCGGCCCAGGTGGCACAGCAACGAATGCTACAATAACTATTGACGGAAGTGGTGTTACCCCGATAACATATACTATAGATAAAAGTTTTACAAGTAATGTACTAGATTTATCGCTTACTGCCAGTAATGATCAAAATAATCCTCAGATCGTACAGTGGGAATATAGCGGCAATGTTCAGGCAAGCATTCCTGCTGCTACAGGCAGAGTAACAATAGATTTAAATGATAGCGTAACCTTGCAAGATTCCAGTGCTGAATTAATTGTTGATCGTTTAGCGCCTAGTACGGGAACTACACCGCAAAATGTTGACATTGTTTCAGATCGATTGGCAATTAATGCAGAATCTGGTACACATGGTGCTGTTGCATACTTTAAAAGAAAAGATATAGCACAGACATCCCCTGATGTGTACCCATTGGGTGTTAATGGTGGTGTCGTAACAATTGAGATAGACAAAAACGGCAATCCTAATAATTGTGCATGGATGTCATTTTTAAACACCGGCACTGCAAGAGATGCCACTTCAGGAGATCGTCAAGGCGAAATAACGACAAAACAATCAGAGACTAACTTTGATGGCGAAACAACTAAATCAGGCATACGGATTTGGGGTCATAATAATATTGATTTCGATGTGTCTGATACAGTATCAACTCCTGATAATCTTACTGCAAGAAGATTAAGTGTTACAGAAGATGGTTTAGTCCTAAGAAATTATTCTGAAATAATTTATGATGGAACTAACTATGAAACATATGTTCAATTCACTGATCCGGACGCAGATAGAACTATTGTATTCCCGAATGCAAGCGGCACTATTGCACTTACATCAGATATATCTTCGATTGGCGTTGGTCAAATAATAACTTCTGATGATACTTCAAATGAAGATCAATATATTGTGTTTGCTGATGAAGGCACAACAGTAGGCAATGTCGCTCAAGGACCTTTGACAAACTCTAATTTAAGGTTCAATCCTTCAACTGGTGAATTGACTGTAACAGGAGATGTCACATTATCAGGCACTTTGTCTGCAACAACAAAATCATTCTTAATTGATCACCCGACTAAACCTGATTGTAAATTGCAATATGCATCACTAGAAGGACCTGAAAACGGAGTATATGTTCGTGGAAAATTAATAGACGGTAATATAATTGAATTACCTGACTATTGGTTAGGTTTAGTTGATGAGCAATCAATCACAGTAAATTTAACGCCCATAGGACAATCACAAAACTTATTCGTTGAAGATATTTGTGATAATGTTGTCATTGTTGGAGGACAAAACACTAAATGTTTTTACACAGTATTCGCTGAACGGAAAGATGTAAATAAGTTAGTTGTCGAATATGGTGAATCGTAATGGGTCAAATATATAGGTCAAAGACACCTCCAAAATTAGAGTATTTAGAATTTTATTTTGATCCCTGTAATCCCAAATGTATCAATTGGAAAACATTTGATAATAAGACTAATGATGCTGGCGTTAGTTATTCACAAGATTTTACTTATAGTGATTTCGATAAAGGTTATGAAGGGTACATCGTAAAACTCGATGAAAAGACGTCCTCAATATCATCTTATGTCAAAAAGCAGGCAGGATTGCGTGACTTGTCAGTTAACGGTCATCACATGGTTCGCACTACCTATAATATTCAAGCAGAGGGCACTGAACAAGGTTCAATTGATGAGACAGTTGACACGACTAATGACTTCACCTCACATAACGATGACACGCCAACTGTTAGGCGTGAAAAAACACCGCCATTTCTTGCCCCTGTGGGCCCACAAAAATATTCTTTGAAATACGAACCGCAAAGTATGATTGAAACTCAAAATTCAGTTATAACCGTAATTTCAAGTATGGTAAACAGCATTTATAATGGCGGATTTGGTTCTGCCGGGTTCTCAGATGTTTCTGGCAGGGGCTTTTACCCAAACTATTCTTCCGGTCAAATCTGGGATAATTATGAAACGCAAACCCTATACACTGCTTCCGGTGCTGGTGGCATTACCCGGTTTCCTGTAGAGCATCCTTTATGGGAAGTTGATAAAAAGTGGGCATTTCTTCCTAAAGGAAATGACGGCGGCGGCATTTACCCCCTTGAAATATTTTATGCTAATCACGCATGTGGGGGTACAAGGAATAGCAATCCTATAGCAAGATTAGAATGGGGTACTACGTCATCCACAGTCGAAAACAGAAATTATTCCATGGGCAATGTTGCCGATAACGAGGAAGATAAGACACAAGAGGTTGATGAAACTGGCAGCGCCTATTTTCAAGAAACACGGAATTTTCAAAATAATTCTATCTTTCAAGGTATGACCAGTAAAAGATTGAAGGGCGGAAAGCAATCTGGCGATGATCCGGTATACGATACTGATGATACTCATTTCACATTATCGCCTATGACTGGTATGAATATTCCATTTACTTATGATAATAGATCTAAAGGGTGGTACAAACATTGGCAAGAACCTAATATTGGTGGTTATAACCCACGCACATTCTTTTGGCCTTTATATGACAAAGAAATTGGACCTGTTTTATTTGAAAGTCCGGATAATGATCGATACTCATCTGACCGGTTCAATATAGAAGTTATACGCCCGCTAAAGCAAGCATCTTATAACGATCCCGTTTACTTAGATTACGCTGGCGGGGCAGAGTATGATTCCCCGTTTTCATTAGGTGAGGGCCATTCTCCAGAACTTCCGTTGCAACCTATAGGAGATTGCACGGTTTTGACTGTGACATATGAATCAACTGCAACAATCAGATCAACATGGAGAGCTGCGCAGCCCGCTGGTGCAGGAGGGACAGCTAGACTCTTTGGTCAAGCAACATATACTAACAATGCAGACACAAACTGGACATCTGGTGGAATTAGTGAAAAAGTAACCCAAGGAAAGTTTGCAGTTCTAGGTAATACTTATCAAGAAGCACTGTTTGACGGCGAAATAGATTATGGAACAACAAGCTCTGAGGCATATTCCCACAGTAAAGGTTGGAATGAAGAAACAATTTACTTAAACCCATCAGATTTTAGTTTTGATGATACCTCAACGGGTTATTATGTCTATGTTTATGATTCTGAAGGAGAGATGGTTAGAATGTTTAGTCGAGGAGTTTTAGGAAAGAAATTCCCGACTCCAAAGACCAATTCTGATAGAGCTAATCTTGGTGACGGATCGCATGTGTATAGTAGTTGGAATTTATTGTACACAAACCCTAAATACACATATATGGATCATGTTGATGCAACGCAAGAGTTTACTTTATTAATTTACAAAGAGTTAGACATTGAATATCCTCCAGTAAAAACAAAAAATCATACATTTCCTGGAAGAATAATGCTGCCAATGAACAATTTTACAGTTTCAGCTGATGCGGCAGTTGGCTCTGGCACTTCACAGTCTGCGTTTCCCTATAGCTATGACAAGTTGACTTTTAGTACCTGGTTTAAAGAACTTGATCCGTTTGTTTTTCCTAGATTAAATGAATCGAATGTTAATCAATTTACTGGGACCACAACGCCGGGCCCATGGGAACCGAACTATGCTTTGAACGGAGCAAAATTTACTGACAGTAATGGGTATGGGTTATGGGATCCTATTACTTCATCATATTCTGATGCAGATGAAGCGAGAAATCCTATCCTATCGAATGAATATTTTGAGGTCGGCATTTGGGGAACAGGTCAAATTTATATTTATTTTAAAATCCAACTCAGAGACGGGTGGTACGCATCAGACACAGATTTTGGTCAGTCTGGCGGAACCGATGGTTCAACCTGGTCGCCAGTATTGCTGTGTAAAGGACCTAAAATATCAAGAGGGGGAGATTATAAGTGGCATCATATCGCCGTATCTCTTGATTTTGGTCGAGAAGATTCATATGTAAAATTATACATTGACGGAAATCTTGAGCACACATTTAATAGACTCACGAATGTAAGCAACACTTCCTTCAATGTCGGATGCGACACCAGTGAAGGCTGCTCTATTGGCGCTTACACTACTAGGAGAACAAGATGGTTTATAGGTGCCGAAGGCGGAATACCGGCAAATAATCTAAGCGGAAATGGCCTTAGGGGAGAAATAGACGGGCAATTGGATTATTCAAAAGAATTTGAAAGGGTTTTTCCTGCATGTTTAGGTGCAACAATGCTGTACAAATATACGGCGCTTTCTGCCAGTGAAATTAAACAAATATATAGTTCACAAAAACCTAAATATGTACCCGAAAATCAAAATTATGAAAGTCCTATAGATTCTATGGTTGATGATAATAATCTTGTAGGAAAGGGTACAGGTACGGTACAGGGTTTTGCATTCACATCACCTGATTCAGTAACAATTCAACCACTTTCTGGAGCCCATCGACCCGTTTACACCGCTACAGTAAATTTAGCAAATGCATCATTTGCATTAGAAAATATTTACAATTCATCTAAGTTTTATATAAATTCAAGTACAGGCGTATTAACCTTAATTGAAAATCCGCCAGCAATTGAACCTCGCATTGGATTATATACAGTGAACATAGTTGCATCAAAGGCGGGTGAGGATGATATTACAAAAACTGTTACTGTTGTTGTTGATGGTGCTGAAAATGTTGCAGGTGAGGGTGCTGTTACTGGCGGCGGTGGACAGGGTGACGGACCTGAAGTAACTGAACCGTATCAACTTGTCGTTGATGCACTTGACGACATATCTGACTCTTTAGACGGAACTTCAAACGATATATCAACAATTGTTCAAGCTTTGCAGGAAGATGTTACTTTTGATGATTCGGCAGGTATTTCACATAATCCTAGGGTTTTTGCTGTTGTAGGTAGAGGCGATTCAGCGGAGAGTTTAACAAGTAATAATGTTGGCTCAACGCATCTAACTGCACCGGGATTCTGGAAAGCATATTTTGACAATGAAATAGGATTAAAAACTTTGAGCGGATTTACTGATGGCACATTTAATGGGTTGCCGTATTTGGGGTATGTCGCATATTCAGGTACAACTTTATTAGGAGTAATATTTGTATGTTTCCCTGCTAATGTTCCTGATCGCTTGCAACAACCCGGAACTTTGTCAGAAATGTTTACAGCAAACGGAAATTTGAATAGTTCCACCATTTGGTCATATAGTAGCACCACTAGCTTTGTCAATAGGTCATTTGGTATCATATCAAAGGTTCATGATACAAATACAAGTTCCGTTGAAAGTCCCAATGTGTATACACAATCAAACGCTGGATTAAATAGTTGGATTTTTAGCGGAAATTCTAAACCAAATTCTAAAGGATATTATAGTGCTACTAAATTTTCGAATGATGATGGAGTGTGGGGTGTAATTTTAGACGGATTTTATGCAGGTAACAGTCAAACTATCTGGACAAGTCAATCTAACGGCAATATCGATCAAGATGACTTGTATGGCGTTGCAAACTTTAATGCCAGTGATAATCCAGGTGGTAATTTTACGAACGGTGATGAAAGATGGGGAACCCGTAATGATCAAAATATACGACTTTATTGTTTTGTGTAAGGATAATTAATCATGACATCAACATTTAAATATTTTCCAAAAGAAGGACTAAGGTTATTTATTGACCCCAAAAACAATAAATGTTTTGATGCATCTGTTTCTGCTACTACTGCAAATAATCTTGTTGATAAAGCAAATACTGATGTTGATCCTACTTTATCTAATCAATCATACACTATTCAGCCTGGGAATTCTGCGCCCGGCGTAGCAGCCGCAACATCATTAATGACTTCTAGGGCAGCAAGTGAAGGATATTTTGATTTTGGATTAACATCTACTTCACCTGAACAATATCATGATTTAAGTGTTGATAATGATTACAGTACATCTCAATTAAGACAAGATAAATTGGTTGCGTCTTCTAATACAATAGCTGGATCTGCATTTGGGTATGACAAGTTTGTTGCACATGATCATGATATAGATCATATTGATATACTTTGCCAATTTTCAAAAACTGAATTCGTATCCGAGTATAATCAGGATTGTCAGGTAGGGTTGGTTCCGAAAGAAAGTTCATTTATGATGTGGGTGTGGGTGTCAGACGAGTTAAATGGGTCTTCAAGACCCTTTTATGTGGCAAGCGGCATTCCTGAGGGTTCTTCTCAAGGTGACCCGGAATATGGGCATCGCACACTAAAATTTGTAGATATTGGAAACAATCAATTTAGATTGATAGGTGATTGTTCAATACAAGTGAACGTCCTAGGACCGTATCATACGAGTAATACTCGAGATCCTGCTGATACACTTCAACCACAAGCAACTTTTAATTATAATCAGTGGTATTGTCTAACTTATGTTAGATGTGCAAGATCTGGAGCGAGAAGTGCGATCAATCGGCAATATTGGAACGACACAACCCCAGATGGTACATATGTCTCAGGTGACTGGGTGACTTTCAGTTCAGGGGCGTTCGAACATTTTGATAACGAACAGAACAACGGTTTGGGTGTTACTACTTTATCCTTCTCTCAGTACGATGGAACTGAAGTTGAGGATGAGAGGTCTCATGAACGCACAAGAGGGTATTACAGACCTGGCGGAGGATGGAATATGGCGTTTTATATTGATGGAGTGGTTCATCATTCTGGCGCTCAATTGGCCCACTCTGTAAACTTTACTGATATAGGTCAGCCTGTGAGCGGGAATTCCAGCAACTATGCAGGGTTTAGAGGAAAAATTGGTCCTATTGCAGTTTGGCAAAAAGCGTTGACTGGTAGCGAAATACAAGCTGCATATCAAGCGTTTAAATATTATTTCGATCAACAAGGGAGTTAATATGGGCGTTTCTGTCGGATTTACATTGCCTCAATTTGATAAAGTGAAGCACTACTACGATCCTAGGAATAATCGAAGTAATCCAGAATACGACAACTACTCGTATAGCGGAACTCGATTTTACGACCTTTTTGGTTCGAACCACGGAACAGTAACGACTAATTCTATTTTGAAGCAGGGTGGGTATTTAAATTTTCCTATTCCTGATTTTAATGATGTGGCGCTTCGTGGGTGTGAATATCACGCAGAATTTGATGAACAAGATCCTTCAAATTCAGATGATGGTTTGTATTTAGATTTTCAAACAGAGATAGGATGCACATTTAGTTTTTGGTTCCAAGCAAAAACAGGTTTTGTTACGGCTAATGAATATTCATCAGCACTTCAAGGTAGCATGCCCATTTTTGGTGTATTCAGTAACAGCGTTGGTGCTGCCCCGTATAACGAGTATCACAGTATGATAAGTGTGACAGGCTCGACGACTTCAAATCCTGCAGGCAGGCCAACTACTAATAAGTCTGTTGAAATTTCATATATTGACACGTCTACTGGGCCTCTTCCTCGATTTCATCCATATGATGACCCACCATCGGCTAATACTCAAGCGGGAGAGAAATTACATGCACCAGGTGAATGGGCTCAAATTATCATAACAGGAAATAAACCACAAGGGCAAACAAATACATCTCATGATGTGTGGTACAACGGAGAAAAAATTGTATCAGATTATCAAAGAAATTTGACAACAGACAGTGGCGGGAACCCGAGACCATTGAATGAAAGAGTTTTTATGATAAATTCTATAGGTGCTCAAGAAGACCAAGGTAATGATCCCCCTAAAGTGTCCTTTCAAGGACAAATAGGACCTATAGTTCATTGGGATTGTAGATTGACTGATAGTGAAATAAAAAATGTATATAACGGGATGAAACCTATTATATAAATACTAAAATAAACTAATTTAAGAGCGTAACATGGCAAATTCTGATAAAAATATTACAGTTACTGGCGCAAAAGGTACCACAGGAGATCCTACATTAGAGTTTACTGGGTCATCGAACACACCTGTACGCATTAGGACGCTTGATGACGGTTCTTTATCTTTTGAAGGAACTTCAGGCACATTGTTTTCTATCACTAATGATTTAACAGGAACACTATTTTCTGCAAACGATGTTTCTGGTATTCCTAATATTGATGTTGATGATTTAGGTTTAGTAAGATTAGCACCTTACAACGGACAAGTAGTGATAGGAAAATATCAAGCTACTACCGCAACACAGTATTCAAATATAGGTGCAAATGCGACAACTGACATATTACAAGTAACTGGCAATTGTTGGATTGACGGAGATGCATTTATGTCAGGTACTGTAACAGGGAGCATCAACTTAAACGCAACTGCACCTGCAACTAATTCAACTACTGGAGCAGTAGGCGAAATTAGAGTTGACGATTCATACATTTATGTTTGTACTGCAGCGAATACATGGAAGCGTGTAGAACTCAATTTGGCCACTTGGTCATAATAATCGGAGACAATAATGGCACAGCCAACAACTAAAAAAGAATTCAAAGAGTGGTGCCTCAGGAAACTAGGTAAACCAGTCATTGAGATTAATGTTGACCAGGATCAAGTTGATGATCGTGTTGAAGAGGCATTGTCTTATTATTGGGATTATCATTTCGATGGTGCAGAAAGAACATATTTTAAACATGAGATACAATATTCTTATGTGCAGGTCAGCACAGCGTATTTAGCTGATCCTAATGACCCAGCATTTAAAGTCGGCGATGTCTTAAGAGAAGTATCAGGATCTTTGGCGGGACAAGAAGAAGGCAGTGCAACTGCAACTATTGCTAAAATAGATGCATCTGAAGGAAAGTTATTCTTTGCTAAACCGACTAAAGGAACATTTAGCGAAAGCGGATACGTGACAAGCGATACTTTCACAGCTAAACTTGCAACAGGCGGCAATTATCCTGCCGCAAGTATTGTTAGCAGATTTCAAAACTCAATAGAATTACAATATATCGATGTGCCGGAAAACATCATTGGCGCAGTTAAGGTTTTTGAGTTAGGATCTAATATCACTGCTGGTTCAGGTATGTTTAATGTTCAATATCAATTTGTTCTAAACAACTTACACGATATTGTCAACTACAATTTGGCACATTTTTATATGTCAATGCAAAATCTGCAGTTCATGGAAGAGTTGCTTGTTGGTATGACGCCTATGAGATATAATCGACATATAAATCGAATTATGCTAGATACAAAATGGGATAGATTACAGGTCGGACAACATATTGTTGTTGAAGCATACAAGATCGTTGATCCTGATGTATATCAAGATGTGTGGAAAGATCGATGGCTGCAAAACTATGCATCAGCGAAGATCAAGTATCAATGGGGTTCAAACCTCACTAAATTTAATGGCATGTCATTACCCGGTAATGTGCAGTTTAACGGCGAACAAATTTTAAACGATGCTAGAGAGGAAATACAACGATTGGAAGAGGATATGATTACTTCATACTCTTTGCCCGTTATGGACATGATAGGATAGCTTCATGGCTAAAAATTATTATTTCGAAAACTATGAAAACTCGATGGAGCAGTCTCTCATTGAAGACCTTGTTGTCGAGTCGATAAAAATCTTCGGAATAGATTGCTTTTACATACCTAGAGAAAAACAAGTAAAGATTGCGACCCCTAGAGAGTCAGCAAACGCTGTTGTCAATGCTAGCGATATTACCGGTGGGGCAATAACGGGAATATCTTTCTTGAACAGAGGGTTCGGATATTTAAGTGTTCCGACTGTCATTTTTAGTGCGCCAGGTTCAGGAACAACCGCTGAAGGAATAATATCGCTTACAAACGGTGTCGTATCAGGAATAAACATCACCGAAGGCGGATCAGGTTACGATGAAAATAATCCTCCCGTAGTAACAATTCAATCAGTAGTAGATACTAACACAGGACAATTGCAATTTGTTGATAGCGGATATGATGATCTATTGAATGAAGATGATTTACCTGCTTACACGTCTGCATATGAAATTGAAATGTACGTCAAAAATGTTGATGGGTTCGAAGGTGAAGGTGATTTCCTTTCTAAGTTCGGGTTACAAATTCGTGATTCGATGACACTCACTGTTGCCATGAGAACATGGGAGCAAGATATTGCGTTTAATGTAACTGATCAACGAGTTAGACCGCTTGAAGGTGATTTGATTTACTTCCCTTTAAACAACAAAATATTTAAAATTATGCATGTTGAACACGAAGCAATATTCTATCAAATGGGATCATTACAAACATATGATCTTAAGTGTGAATTATTTGAATATAGTAACGAAAGGTTTACAACCGGCATACAAGTTGTTGACGACTTATACGAAAATTATAGAACAGTCGTGACAAACACAGACAATAAATTAGAAGATGCAGT